GTATTAACAACTGAATACGAAGACCAAGAACCAAGTCTAGTTTTTGATGTAGACTGGTCTCCTGAAATCAATATGCAGAAGCCAGACGTTACCGATTATTAAGGATTGTAATTTGATTTTACTATAGGGGGTTAATATGCTTACTGCTAGGGAATATCTTGATATGTCTTCAGACAATGAGAAGACTCGCGAATTGCATAATGCTATTTGTGAATATTTGGATAGTCTTACTTTGGAAACTGCAGACCCGAAAGCAAAACATCTACTGCTTAAACTACACGAGCTGGATTGCGGCCCGTACTTTGATACCGACATTGCTATCAAGGCGGTAGCTCACACGGAAAACGTTGACGGTACTACTGGCCCGCACTGGACATTTGCAGAAGTGGAAGAGGAAGCTAATAAACGCAACATTGACCATCCTGCAGATTTGTATTACGCGATTAACATGCTCTATAGTGACCTCTCTAACGTCTTGGGCAAAGACCCTGAAAAGTATATCGCAGTAGCTAAAGCCCTCTATTGGGATGACCCCGATATGCCAGAGGGTAAATTGTTCAAACAGTACGTAGCCACAATCTAATTCTTATATCAATAGAGAGGGTATAAGAAAGGAGTGGTAATATGTACCTTGATAGTTATGTCTATCCAAACGCTAATTATGGTTATGAGGTCATCCAGCGTGTCCCGAATGTAGACGCGGTTTCTGCTTGCCGTGTTCCACTGGACGGACGTGTATCGTATTTCGTGCTGAATGATAATAGTGCTATTTGCACTAAGTTTATTGATATGAATGGCAAGGCTGTGATTCGCAAATACGTTCTGCAGGAAACACCATCTAATAACAAAACAATCGAGGAACGGATTGCGAACCTTGAAAGTATTGTTGCTCAGATGAAAGGAGCGGATGTAAATGTATCAACAGCAGCCAATGAATCCCCAGTAGGTGATGTACAACCAGTTCATGAGTCGGGTACAGTCTGACCCAATCGCCAAACGTGTATTCGATATGTGCCAAGGCAAGTCTCCTGAAGAACTTGCTGGCATTGCACAGAACCTAGGTAATAGTGCTGGGATGAGTAAGGAACAGCTTAATCAGTTTTTGTCGCAGTATGGCTTAAACCTCTAGCTAGGGTTTATATAAAATTCCAACCTTTGTTCTACTTCTAGGATGTATGCTTATGGAAGGTACTGGGATTACGCCCGTAATGCCTGTCAATGGCGGATACGGAGACGGTTTTGGCTGTAATGGCGGTGGTATGTGGTTCATGTGGATGATTGCTATCTTTGCTCTTATGGGTGGCGGTGGCTTCGGTTGGGGGAACCGTGGCAGCGGTCTTACTCAGGCAGAGATGCAAGCAGGGTTTAATCATCAAGACGAAATGGGACAGATTCGCGGTGTTACTTATGGGCTTTCTGATTCTACGTTTGCTCTTAATAACTCTATTTTGAACACTCGCGCTGGACTGGAAAAGACTATCATGCAGGGTAACTACGACCTCCGTCAAGACAGAGAACTATCAGAACACCTGCAAGATTACAAATGCTATTCACGAAGAAGCGGAGAAGACTCGTGCTCTGATTACTGCAAACACGATGCAGGAACTTCGTGATAAACTGGCAGAAAAGGATAGAGAACTGCAGGCGGCTCAGTTTAATGTCGGGCAGTGTGCACAGACTGCCATGATTGTTAATCAGCTGAGACCATTTCCTCAGCCAGCGTATACGGTAGCTAATCCGTATGCGACTCCAACTGCTACGGCATAACACATAACCTAGGGGGCGGCAACGCCCCCTTTTTTATTTACATTAAAGGAGATAATATGTACAAGGTAGACTGTGTAACAGCACAGAAAACAGATATGATGACTCAGGCAATCAACGACAGAATTGCTACGCTGGTTGGTTCTGGATATAGGATTATGAATGTATATCCAGTAACTATCGGCGATTCTAGGTACGTGTCTGCTATCATTAACTATGAGACGGCACCAGCGTCAGAGGCACAGTACGTAACGATTGATGCACTGAACGGCATGCTCACAAAGTATGCTAAGAAGTCTGATATTCCAACAGTACCTGCTGTACCAACAAAGGTATCTCAATTAACTAACGATTCTGGATATATTACTCGTTCTACTGCCGACGGTCTGTATGTATCTAAGACAGATGGAACGTAAGGAGGACTATGCTTATTTGGGACGATATTTTAGCTGTGCTCTCTATTGCTACATTCGTCAGCGGAGCATTTAATTTTGTTGTACTTAGCCCACTGAAGACGGCTATTGCACAGAATAATAACTTGCTGGAAGAACTTCGCAAGGAACTTGAACGCAGTGCTGTGGATAGACGCGGCTTGGATAAGCGTATTGCTAGATTGGAAGAGGCACACTCTATTAACAAGACTCGCCTTGATGCTATTGAGGCAGAGGTTCACAAACTAGAGGGACGACAATGAACATTCTGAATACGCTAAGGAAAGCAATCAAACACACCATTGACATTGGCAAGACGCCTAAGAACTATCGGTGGGTAAACGTAATCCTGTGGGCTTATGCGTATCTCTTCGTGGTATATAACGTGGCTTGGCTATGGATGTGGTTTGTGTTGGGGAAAGTAGTGCTGTCCGATTTAATTGCACTAGGCACACTCATGTGTTCACCAGCTGCGATGGCTGCATTACTGATGTTCTTGAAAATTAAAACTGATAACGACGGTAATAAAATACCAGATTTTTTGGAGGGTAAAAATGAAAGTAATCGACGTGAATGGGTGGAGGGAGAATCCAAACCTCGAGGAGGCTCCAGACCCAATCAAGGGAGTAATCGTCAAGATTAGTGAAGGCACTGACATTGATGAGGACTTCGATAGACACATGAACAACGCGCTCGACCAAGGCGTACCAGTCGGTGTATACTGCTTTACTCATGCACGAAATAAACTCCGTGCGGAGCAGGAAGCTATGGCACTTGTTGACAAGCTGGACGAATACGAAGGAGCTGACCTGTCTCTTGGCATCTGGTTCGATATGGAAGAATCTAATATGCCAGATGGAACTCCTTTCGAGAGAGCGGAGATTGTCATGGCTTTTCTGAATGTAATTACGGAGTATACTCACGATGTTCCAGTTGGTGTATATTCTGGATACTATGGACTGACTGATGACATTGATGTTGGTGCACTGCCAGATTATGTACAGCTGTGGGTAGCTAACTATAGTAACACTAATTACTGGAACGACGAACATCCAGAACGTCCAGCTAAGATGTGGCAGTATTCGGATTCTTATAAAATTGGCAATGATTATTATGACGTAGAGGAATGGTATGACTAATGAAATTAAACGTGCTATTGTTATCTTCGTGCTTGCTCTTGTCTGCTTCATCAGTGGCTTCAGCTGCGGATATGACTATCAGTCAGAAAGATTGGACAGACTTCAAACAAGACTTGACGCAGCTGAGGAGCAACAACAAGAAACAGCTGGCAACATTGGAAAAGCAGAAGCAGGAGTTGACAACGCTAAAGAAACAACTGGACGAATCGAGAGTGGCGTTGACGAAAGCCGAAGAATCGAACAATCAACTTCAGAAATCCTTGACCGAATCGAAGAAAGAATTGAAAAGGTTGAAGCCGAAAACGGTAAACGCTAGTATCGGCTTGGTGTACTTGGATGATAAAGTCAAGCCAGCTATTGATATTGAATACCACGATGTCAGTGTTGTTGGCAACAAAGACTTCATCGGATTGTTTTACAAATTACTGTAGGTGATATATGGCATATCAAGTACGTAAACATGAAGCTAAACAGCAGCTTGAGTTTAGCGATAATACGGGTGGCATTAACATCTCCAGAGAGCCAGATAAAATCGCCGACAATGAATGTGTTGATGCCACCAACTTCCAGTTCAACTTCTACACGGGTAAGCTGTGTACCAGACCAGCGTTGGGCGAACCAGTCGCTACTGAGCCAGACCCAATTACAAAGCTCTGGTACGACAATTCTACCAAAATGATTTACTACTTTACTGGAAGAACAGGACAAAAGAAAATGATGAAGTCTTTGTCTGGTACTGGCGTCATCTCTGATATTGGACAGCTATCTGGTACTTCCGATAGACCAAACTGCCTTAACTTCGGTGGTAATATTTTTGTTGCCAGCGGAAGAAAGCTACAGGCGTATTTGGTAACTCCACCAACATGGCTAGTGTCTCAAAGGAATAAGTTTGTAACCCTTGATGGCTCATCTATTTCTAGCGGTTCACTAAACAACAGTCCTAATGTAGACATGCTTTATTATAAATCTGGTAGACTTGTTTGTGCTGCCTCTGGTGATGATACCATCTACTATTCAGCAGTAGGCGATGCGTTAAGCGAAAAGGCTATCGGGATTGAGTACGATGACCCAGATGACGAATCTTCTGCTAAATACATTAATAACGTTGGTGCTGATGACGCAGGTAAATTCTTGGCTATCATCCCGATGTCTACAGATATCGTAGTATTCAAAACTTCTGGCAATGTTTATACTGTAGCTGGTGAAGTTCCTAACTGGTACATCTCTCTGGTTGGTATTAACTCTGACGCCATTAGTCAGGATGGAATCATGTCTTTTGCTAACGACATTGCTTTTGTTTCTACGCAGGGTCTTAGAAAGCTAACGAACTCTGCTACCTATGGTAACTATAGCACTGAAGAGTTCGGGCAGAAATGCAATCCTGAAATCATGGATGGCGTATCTACTCCATGGGTTGCAGACCTTCGCGATAGAAGACAAATGGTAATCGCTAAGAATTATCACAGTAGCCTGTTCGTGTTCCACTACGATAAAGGTGCTTTCACCAAGTGGTCTTTTGGTACTGACACGATTATTCACGACATGGTAGAGACGCAGAACGGTGTCCTTGTTGCGTGGGAACGAAACGGGAGTGGATATCTTAGCTACTTTAATGATGAGCTTAGTAATGATTATGGCGGCGTAGAAATCGAACAGAGGTACACAAGCAGAAAGTTACACGATTATGATAACCTGTGTTCTTTTGTAAATAATATTAAAGTCAGTAGACCAACGAATGATATGAAAGATGTGTATTTTACATGTAATGGTAATGTTGTTTGCACAACGAACGACTCTGAACCGCACCATATTCGTACACAGATTAGAGCAGAAACATTACAATATGAGGTTTCTACTAAAGCTAGAATTGATTTGGAACATTTATCAGCAACCGTGATTACAAGTACAGATGGAAGTGGGGCTAGAAACAATGGAAACACAGGACAGTGGACTTCTCTCGCTGACGCAATTAACTCCCGTTGATTTTGACAAGAAGAAACTACCAGCTAAAATTAAACGGTACGAAGAAAAGACTGGAGAAACATTAAGCGAAGAATGTAAGGGGTTTAAGTACGTTAAGTTTTGGGACGACGGTAGTTTCTTCTTGTTTAATATTTACGACAAGTATTTACAGATTGGGCCATCTAATTGTAAGTGGCAAGCAATCTGGGAATATGTTTGTACTATCTGTCGTATCTTAAATATCAAAACGTGCTATACATTTACAAATAGGAACTACAAAGCGTATACACGATTAACACATAGTAAGTTTATTTCTATGCAAGACGGATACGCTATTATCAGAAAGGACGTGAACTGATGGGGGGACACTCCAAGTCTTCTTCCTCTCAGGAAGTAAAACAAAGAGAACTATCGCAGGAAGAAAAGGATCTTATTGCAGCCCAGACTAGGTATATGCAAAGTATTCAACCGGCTGTTGATAAACTTATCAACAAATCTAATAGTTCGATCGGTAACGTATATCAGCCAGACTGGAATAAAGTTCATAACGACATGGCAAACACTCTGAACAATGCTAGCAGCCAGATTCAGGGACTGAATAGATACACCAGCCAGTTAGACCAAATTAGCAATGGTCAATTACCGCAACAGTATCTGCAGAATATGCAGACGGTGTACAATAACATGTACAAAACCAGCATGGGTGCAGGACTTAATGACCTTGCTAGTCGTGGCGTAATCAATTCTTCCGCACTGAATAACGCTACCAACCAGATTCAGAAGAACCTGTCTAACCAGATGGCACAGGATTACGCTAATAATCTTAATCAGGCTGCTAACCTTACCAACAACACGCTTGGTCAGAACCTTAACCTCATTAACTCGCAGGTTCAGAACGCTAACGATAAGTATAATCTTAACTCTTCTACTCAGGCGAATAGTATGTACTTACCTGCACAGTGGCTGGCTCTTGCTAGTGGCGTGAATACTTCTGGCAACAATACGCTTAACTCCGTTGGTAACGTATACAATAACGCATCGTACATTGCGACTAATACAAACACTCGGTCTAAGACTGGATTATTCTAAGAGAGGTGATATATAAATGATTGTTGCTCCTGTTACTCACAACTGGGAAGTATCTCACGGGCCGCTGGGTGGACTTGGTGGGTTGCTTTCTGGTAGTGGAGACGGTTTCCTCACGCAGGTCGCTAACGCTCTTAACGCAGCCAATGGTGGCGACGGAAAGAGTGGGCTGATTGGCCTGTTCGCACAGGGAAGACACAACCGCGATGACGCTAAGATTCGCTACGATACCAATGTTACTGCTGGACTTAAACAGGCAAACGACATCATCAATGGTGTTGGACAGTACCGTAACGACGATGGTACGTATGATGTTGATAAATTGAAAGCTGACCCACATGTTATGGGACTGCTTGCCGACTACGGTATTACAAACGTTGACAATGATAGACTCGCATACATCATGACTAACTCGAACTCTTGGAAAGATAGATTCGGAGAACATGCTAACATGGGCTATGCACAGCAGCATACACTGAAGGAATATAATCAAAACCCATATGAGGGTTATAACCCAAATAAATTTTACCCTAATCCAAACCAGAGTACACTGTCTACGCCGACTATTGGCGACCCTGCTCCAGGATTGTTCCCTACTGTGGGCGATTACTCCATGACTAATCCGTTTACTGGTCAGCCACTCACTAACAATGTCGCAACACCAGATGCAGGTCAACTGATGCAGAGTGCTACACAGGTAGACCAGACCAACCTTCCGACTAGAGATAGCACACTGAGCAAAGCGTCTCAGGAGGAAGGACAGAAAGCTACGCAGGATGCCGTAAATAAAGGGATGGAAGCTGCTAACAAAGGCCCAGGACTCCTTGGCTCTATGCTTAAAGGTGCTGTCGTGGGTCTTGCTACTGGTGGTTCTGGTTGGGCTGGTGCTTTGAATGGTGCTAAGAACTATGGTCTTGGTCAGCTCGGTGGACTGGGACAACTGTACGGTGCGTATCAGGGTATCCATGACGCAACGAAAGGAAACGGTGCGGCTGATGCACAAGGTACACAGACTATGGTACAGAACCCGATGGATAATTGGCAGAACTATTCTTTGACACAGCCTATGGGATATCGTGTCGGTGATTACACTAGGTCTTTCGCTCGTAATAATGGGTATGGAGGATTGTTCTAATGGCAGCTACAGATTTCTTTAATGAAGGACAGCAGTACAACGTTGTTGACTCGGTACTTCAAGCTATTGCCCAGAGAGAATCTGGTGGCGAGGAAGACCCATATAACGTTATTGCTGACTCTGGTGCTCGTGGTAAGTACCAGTTTATGCCTTCAACGTTTGAAGGAGCCGCGGAACAACACGGTCTTGATGGCACGGACTGGTCGCCATCAAATCAAGAGGCAGTAGCACATGCATACATGGCAGATTTGATTGACAAACATGGCGTCAAGGGTGCTGTACAAGCATGGCTTGGCGGTGAAGGCAACATTGGTAATGGAGACTTTACTGATGGCAATGGGACATCTATTGACAAATACACATCGGACGTAATGGGTATGCTTGGTGCAAATCCAAACTCTATTTCTAGTAATGGCTCACCTTATCAGACAAATCTGATTGGCGCTTACATCAAATCTGGCGGTAAGTTCAACGACCCGAATGAACAACTGCCAATGGATTTCATCAACAAGATGGTGAACCAGCCGACTATCAATCCAGAACGTAGAATCCTCAATGACTATTTACAGAGACAAGCCCCAGAAATTACAGCGGCAGCTATGGGCGCTCACAATCGCAACCAGCGTTTCTTCGATTTGATTAACAAGATGTCTGCCGATGCTACTCACACTGGTGCCACCATCGACAACAAGAACATGCAGAAAACAATGGCCGCGCAGTTCGCTGACCAAATTGCAAAGAGTAATAACACCGCTAATATTGCCATTCTTGCCAAACTTGGTGCAGCTCTTACTGGTGTACAGTTTGACCCGAATAGTAAGAAGCTGGCAGACCTTGGTGCAATGATTGGACAACAGATGACACTTAATAATAATGCGTATAAAGCAGCACAGGAACAAGCAAATAAGGATAGAGAATTTGAATTGCAAAAAGCAAGAGTCGCAGCTATTATCAATGGCGGTTCTTATAGTAAAGGAAAAGGTGGTACTGCTTCTTCTGCTGGTAGTAGCGGTTCTCCTCTTGGATATGTAGTGGAAGATGAGGATAGTATTAAAAACAATGTTGATAAGTTAATCAATAGCCCAGAGTTCAAACAAGCTCAGAATATTATCTGGGACCCAAGCTCTACTACTGAGGCTCGTAACCTTGCCACACAGTCCGCATTAAAGAAGATAGCGGACTACGGTATGATGATGGAGCAGACTGGTAGAAGAGGTACAGCTAATGAACTGATCGACAACATTGCCGCGTCGATTATTTCTCAGTCTCAGGAGATGTCACATCCAGCTGGCACAAACCCAGCAGACCAAGACGCACAGAACAATGTAAATCAAGGGTTGCTTGATACATTCACTAACACAATCGTTGGTACTACTGCGGATGGAAAACCCGTGACATTAGGAGATGTACAAAATTCCATGAACGCAACAGAAAACATGGTATCACAAGGACAAATTGTAAATAGATTCTTTTAATATATGAAGGAGGTTACATGGCAGTAAGGTTTAATAATTATCAGCCAGGGGCACAGCTCGCTGCTGCGTTAGACCAGGCAGACAGACAATACCAAGATAAGCTGGCTCTTGGTTGGGTTCCGTCTGAACGTGACCCAGACCAGAATATCTTTGGTAGTTTTTGGGACAGTCTTACAAGCTCTGCCGAGTCTACACTCGGTGGGGCTTTAACTGCTGTTGGAGTAGTATCGGATAGTCCGTGGTTAGCGGGAGTCGGTGGCGACCTGACAAGACAGGCGGCAAGATACTCTGACTGGGCTAACGACTATGACAACAACCCAGATAAGTCTCGTTGGTCTCTTGGATACTTCCTTGACCCACACGGTCTTTACAGTGACGCTGGCACTATGCTTGGTTCGTCTGCTCCTGGTATGTTGGCAGGTGCCGCATTAGCCGCTGGCGGTGGTGCGGTTCTTCCTGCTCTTGCCGTCTTAGGTAGTGCTGGTCTTGAAGTTGGTGCTAACTTCGGACAGAGTTACATGGACGCGAAGAGAGACAATATCGAAGCACAGATTAAAGCAGGGCAGAGACCGACTGGTACTGTATACGACGGAGATATTGACCAAGCAGCATGGGATAGCTTTACTGGCGACCCATACAAGAACGCAGAACTTATTGGTTCTTCCTTTATGGACACTGCTCTTGATGTAGCTACTGGTGCTACTGGTGGTCTGTTCTCCCTTGCTGGCAAAGGTCTTGCAAAAGCTGGTATTGCTGACGCTCTTGCATCTAATGGTGGTAAGGTAGCTGGTGCGGTACTGGGTGATACTGCGCGTGCAGACACCTTACTTGGACGAGCTGCATATGGCCTGTCTACGGCTAGTAAACCTATCGACTTCATTGGTAATAGAGTTGCAAACGCATTTGGTGAAGGCTTTCAGGAAGCATGGCAGCAGCGTGTACAGGATGCCATGGCTAATAAGTTTGATGACGACCGTGCTGACGCTGGTAGTTTCTTCCGCGATATCTCAAATGGTGATTGGAATAACTTCACTGACGACGAAATCAATTCGTTCAACTCTGCATTCTTACCGACCCTTGTATCTGGTGTTGGTGTAGCTGGTGCACGTAATGTAGGGCGTTATCTGTATAACAACATTGATTCTCTTGGCCCGACGGTAGAAGCTAAACGCGACTACAATGACCTGATGCAGACAACGGGTATTGCTAACGCTCTTGCAGATAGCACAGACCTGTCTGACTATATTGGACATTACATTACACCAGAAGCACTGCCTCCTGTGCAGGAGCCAGTTACAGACAATTCTATGTCTCTTGCGGGCTATCTTGTTAATCCAGAGTATACAAGTGGTTCTGAACAACAGGTTGAAGATGCTATTCCGTTCTTACCAAAAGAACCTGAAGCACTTGAACCACCACAGCAGCTTAAAGTTATATCCCCCGCACCGAATATAGATAAGAATAGGGACATGAATATAGATACGCGGACAGCTCCACTGGAAGACCCGATGTCTGCGGTTGTTGACTCTACTAGAGCTAAGATGGCAGATTTGCCAGATATCCTCACTAGAGCGTACAACAATGCTGACATTGATGCAATCAATAAGAATATTCCAGAGGGAGATACAAAGCTCTCTCCCGAACTGTTAAATAAAGCGGTGCAGGGTGACACCAACGCTGCTTATTATATTCTGTCCAACCTTGATAGAAAGAACGTAGTACAGGCTATCAGGGAACGTAATAACGAAAGAAAAGCTCAGGCTAAACAGGCAAAGCAGGAATTAGATGCAACAAAAGATGATATTAAAAATGTCATTAAGGGTGTTGGTAAGGAAGATGCTGACACAGAAGCTGTCCAGAAAGCACAGGACATTATTCATTCTCTGGCTCCGAACGGTAAGGCTGAAGAGCTGGCAGATAAAACCAAGAGCAGATTCCTGAAAGTTAATCAACCGCTTCTTGATAGAGCAAACAATGGCGACACTAAAGCTATTCGAGATGTGCTTAGAGCCGTTGACCCGAACGCATATATGGTGGCTAAGAATAAACAGGAACAGAAGCCTGTTGAGGATGTTGCTGATGTACCAGTAGAACAGCCAGTCGTAGAGGAAGCTCAGCAGAAAGTACAGAAACCTGTTGAGGTAAAACAGGAAGCCGTTCCACAGAAAGAAGCAGAACAGCCACAGACACCTGCACCGACAGAAGGAAATAATGCATCTCCTCTTAGTGGTATGGCAAGACCACAGGAAGCGCAGGTAACTCCGACGCAAGCAGCACAGAATACTCAAAATGCTGCAAATCAAAGTTATTCAACAGCAGAAATGAAGGTGTCTCAGGGAGTAGGTAAAACTACCCAGCCAGCAACAGAGAGTGTAGATACTAACGAAAATTCTAAAGCTAATGTTATCGCGAATATTAACAAGCCAAATGGATTAAGTCACGCTCGTGAGATTATCGGTCAGCTCAATAAAGCTGGCTACGTAAATCTGTCAAAAAATGCTTGGGAACTTTTTAAGAGAGCAAATGAAGACACCGCAAAGTCCATGGCTGTGAGCATTTTGAAGAAGGTCTCTGATGACGATTACAATAGAGTTGTTGACATTGACAAAGAAGACGGCACTAAGGATACTATTAGCGTTGCTGATAATAAAGGTGCAGTTACTATCACGCAAAAGGATAAGGTAAATACACCAGTTACGAATATTTCAACAGGAGGAAAAAATGAAGACACTCAAACATCCGAAAACACCGAAGGTAGTACAGACAACCAGACAGAAACCAGGACAGAAACTGGGGGGAACACACATCAGCAGGGGCGGCTCAACGACAATGGGACGAGCAGCGAAGCAGAAGGTTCCGAAGCCCGTGCAGAACAAACTGTCTCGAAGGAAGTAAAGCAGGAGGAGAAGAGGAAAGATAATAAAGAAGAAGCTAAACCTCGTAAGCTTCAGTCGAAAGAAAAGAAAACAAAAGAAGAAGAGGAAAGCCCGCTGTACAAAGATGATGGTGGTAACGAGGATGAGGATACGCAGAACGAGATTGTTAATTACGATAATGATATTGAGTCTGGTCTTGAAGAGTTACATACATCTATGGCTGCTCTTTCTAAAATGCTTCGGAATCATAACAAGGCAGAAACACAGGCAGTAGAGACAGATAACAATGACAATGGAACCCTCACGCACCACTTCATTAGTCAGGAATCTAAGGACGAAAAGGCTAACAAGAAGTTCAACACATACCGCAATGGTAAACTTAAACGCGATATGCAGAGCTTCGTAAGTAAGTATTACGCCACCATGAACAAGATGTCTTTTGCTAACCTTATTAGCATGTTACCAGACGCAAGAACGTACATTAGCTATCTCGGTGGTCGCCGTATCATTAAAAAAAAAAAAGAAGAGTTCCGTGCTAAGATGCATTACACTGCACTCTTCGGTTCCCTTGCGTCCTTTGGTATTAACGTACTGCGTAACCGTATGTCTGTAGCTACTGGCGCTAATCGTAATGGTATTGTTGACTTCGATAATCAAGAATCGTTTGCACAGGGTTATGCCGATTTGCTTGATATCATCCCTGGTGCTATCCATACAGCCATTGCCACATATGACGGTGTTCGTAAGAGTATGGAAAACAGCGCTAAGAATGGTAAAGCGCAAAGCGTTGCCAGCCTCAACACTTGGTTCTACTATGTTCTTGAACACAACTACCAGCAGTACATTAGACACCGTGCCGATAGCGGTCTTATCCTACCAAAGTTTGATTCTAAGCAGCTGTATTCTGTAGTTGGTGACTTACTCCCTGGTGCTAATGCAAAGACAAGAGAAGAAAGACGCGCGGCATTGGATGCTATTCAGTGGATGGGGTTGCTCCATACACCAAAGGAACTTCGTGAATATGGTATCAATACACTTGATGACGTACTATCTTGGCTGTTACCAGACAATCGTGCACCGCAGCTTGGCATAAAGACTACTGGTCGTATGGAACTTGTACTTGCTATCAATAATGCAATGGTTCGCGGGCCATACGCAGATAAACTTAGAGAGTTGTTACCAGAGGCTGAAAAAACTGGTGACTACATTGGTGAGTATGGCCGTACATTTATGGAAGCATTTAAGACTGCGTTCCTCTCTGTTGTCAATACACCGGAAGGTAGAGCGGCGCTTGATACTTACCAGACCATGCAACATCTTGATAGTGCAGAACAGAAGATTATCCTTGATGCAGTAAGCAAAGTATCTCCAGAGATTAAAGAGAAAGCAAACGAATATGGTAAGACCTTCATTACGAAGATGGCGTTTGAATCCCAGAAAGATATCACTGGTCATACTATTCGATTAAGAGATATTGAGGTTGATGAATACATTAAAGCCACGATGAATAAACTCGAGGATATGATTCGCAATAATACCTCCTTGACCAAAGAGGGTAAAGCAGTTGCAATTTCTAAAGCTAATATCTTACTTCAGGCTCTTGAGTTGGCAGAAGTCGCCAAGGATAAGCACATTAAACCGACAACAGACGCAGAGAAAGAAAAAGCGGAGAAAGAACGTGCCGCAAAACTCAAGTATAGACAGGAGCAGAAAGCTAAGAAAGATGTGCTCGAAGGTGATGACGAGAACGACTTTGGCGACCATAGCCGTGATATGACTGGTGGTGGACTTACTGAGCAGCGTAAGACTGCCGCATCGATTAACTACGACTTCGGCAACAACATTAACCTTCAGAACGAAAGAAGTGTTGACTACTTCCAAGCAGCAGTAGCCGCTCGTTATCTGTCTATCATTTCGTTTGAGCTTCAGCTGTGTAACGAATTAAACAACAGTTACGATAAGCGGATGTTAAAGCAGAAGAATCAGGATGGAGCGTTCATCTCCTCTACAGAGAAAGCAAACCTTATGATTGCATTCATCACTAAGACCGTACTGGATAACTATGGTGATGTAGCAGAATCTGAATTTGCTCAGCATAAGAAAGATTCTGACGCTGATGAAGTTCGTGCATATGCTCAATCTCTGATTCAGAAGATTAACCGTATCTTCCCGACAGCGAAGACAAAATTAGCAGGGCAGGAGTTCTGGGACGTTAATATGAAAAACTTTAACGCTAGCCTTGATAAGATTTGTCAGGAAGTTCAGAGCAATCCTATCGGTAAGAAACTCTTCGGGTTAAGCTATAGTAAGAATATTATCAGTAAGATGCGTGTGGAAGGTCAGGAAGTTAATAAGCTCGTTACTAGACGTACTTCTAAATTCCCATGGCTCAACACTAAGACTACTACCGAGATGATGCCAGCAGAAATCTTTGACAAGAGTAAATTTGTTGCTCAGTTTATTAACGACAACAAGTTTAACTTTGATGAGATTAGCATTAGTGATATGTTGCCTATCGTAAGCAGAGATAATAAACGTAAACAGGTAAGCACAGAGACCTTCGCTCACAACATGAAAGCATTAGGTTACGATGAACACGTAGCAGAAGGATTGAATCAGTTCACGGATAAATGGATTAACAACCTTTGGGAAAAATGCAGTGAAAAACTTCTGGCAAAACTCAAGAGAGGTGAAGTAACTCAAGAGAAGTATGATACCGCGAAGTACGAGTTCACTAACAGATGGGGTAACGCCATTAACAAAGCTAGACGCAATGTGCTGGCTGCGGCTATGGCAGGTACTGGTCACTCCTATCCGACTGATAGTGATGCCGCACTTAGACTTGGCTTCGCTCTTGACCGTAAGGTTACTAAGGTTGACGCGGTACTGTTCTCTAAAGCACTCGAAGCTAAGATTAAGTCCATCGCTAACAAGATGGCAACGGAGCATAACGTGTATACGGAAAGAGCTGTACAGGAGCATAGGTCTACGAGAATCAACCCGTTAATCTACAAGTACATCAACGGGGAGAAGAGAGGCAAGATTGCAGCTGAACTCAAAGATGAACGTGTTGTGTCCTACGATGGCCGTCGATATGTACTCACACCAGAGCAATATAAACAGTTCAAGGAAGATGCTGATAAGCTTGACCAGTTCTGTCAGCCAGAGAACATGGTATCTATTGCTCCACGTGAAGCAACGACAGTTGACGCACTGGCAGACCCGAACGTTATGAACTCTAGGCGTACAGACCCATATGCTATCAAGCAGGGTTCTGATGTCAACAATCCAACATACTCCACTAACACAGGTAAGAATGGTGTAACTTACTTGGTTTCTTCTGGTACCGTAGTTGGTGCTATTGATACGCTGGCTGATGACTACTTCAAAAAGGATGCCTCTGGTATCCCTAATAACGTTATCGTAAAAGCACTGATGGTTCTTGATACTGGGCTTCCGAAAGAAGCTATCATGAACAATGGTATCGAGGAATACATCAAGCAGGTAGCCAAAAAGAGGAAGAAGAAACAGGCAATTATCCGTAAACAGATAATGGATAAGATTGAAGCTGCTGTTAATAAGTTCATGACGCAGGAACAGTTGGAGATTGCGGCGCAGAGCAGAAACGAAGTTCAGAAGAAACTGAAAAACAAAGGCTTAAAGGAAGGCCCGAGTGCTTTACGTGATACCATCAACAAGATTTCGTTAGGCGTTAAAAACCAAAAGGGCAAGTTTGTATATGTACGTAGCGCTCCGAAATTAAATTACGGCGATAAGCAGATTGAAGAGAGCAAATATATAAACTCTTGGGTATATAACGACCTCAGAAAAGCAGTATTTGGTGCCATCGGCCTGATGGATTTCCAAGAAGATGGATACAGAGTAAAACCTCTGACGATTACAGATAACTCTCCGATTAAGAAGGTCAAAGCTGACAGCATCGATATTCACAACACTGGTTCTACGAAGTGGACAACGAAAGACGAAGTGAATATCACAGAGAATCCTATCGCTAACCTGCTACGGTTCTTAGGTTCTATCGATAAGAAAGATTTGAAAGAAGAGTACGGTAAGGACATTTCGTTTACTATTGACGACCTCATGGAAGACCCACACTACAACTACTTGATGATGGCACATAACGATAAGTTAATGGGTAGTGGTGGTTTAATTACCTCGTTACACACGTTTAGCTATAGACTTGCACAGAAAGACACGCTGACGTATAACGATATTGCTAACCTGTGCTCGTTGATAACCATTGCATCACAGAGGCTGAATGGGTTCGACAAGATTCGTACTTTCGCTGACCAGTTAAATCGTGCACTCCATGGTGTACATACGGCACCAGAAGTATTCGAGTCTGTTCAGACTAACAAGAGAGTAGCATTTAGAATGCGCTATCATTCTCAGAACTATGTCGGAACACAGCTGCACAAGTTACAGCCACGTAGCATAGAAGAACTCGCAAACGTACAGTCTCAGAATCTGGAGATATCACCAGGAATCGAGTTTAAGATTAGCAAAGAGAACAAAGCGTTCTTAGGTACTGAGTTTGCAACACCGCTGAAAGGTGAACCAGACAACGTGTTTGCTCATCAGCTGTTTGTCAATGTTGCAAGTAAGGTACTTGGTGTAATCCCATACATTAGCAATAAGTTATCTGATAACAGTGGGTACACCGACTCCACTGGTAGATTGATGTCTCTTGCCCAGCGCTCTACTGTGTACCACGAACTGATGCACGCATTCACCGACCAAGCGGTAGCAGTGGATGTAGCAGAAGGTAGGTATAAACTGGCAACGAAGTCTGATACCTATAGAGATTACGATAGTTTCGGCGGTCTCCGTGTAAGTGAAGATGTTCCAGATGTCCCTCGCAAAGAACGTGGCGTTGCTGAGAAAGTTATTCGTGATGCAATTAGCAATGAACTTACTTCTGCTTTTGAAACTTTGAACAAGAGTGATAGTCTGTTAGCAAGACAGATACTGGCAATAACAGACCTCGTAGATGTATCCAAGCTCATCCCGACCACAGCAAAGATTTGGGCGCAATCAAACTTGGTAGGCTATGATGAAACGAAGACAGGTAGAGATAGATACACCCTCAAACTTGGTGCTAAGTCCCTTGGTCTGTTCTACGATAGCTCCGATAAGGGAGACTACGAAGCATTGGTCATGAACATGATGCTTCCTAGCATTATCTTTGGTGCTAAGGTTATCGACCATAAGCTTCCGTTACTCTTTCAGATTAAACAGCTCGTCACGGAAACGTACAGCCATCTGGATACCGTGCCAGAAGAGCTAACTAACGGCGGTAATATCGCGGAGAGTGAGACATCTAATTTCATGGCTTCTTGGTTGTATGAATCTACTAACCTTCTCCACGCATTACAGAGTAGAGACCCAGCGTTCAAGATTAGAAACAAAGACAAAGCTAGAATGAGAAACGAACTGTTCAATGCGGCACGTGATTCTATTCAAGAGCTTACTGCTATGGATAATACAACCATTACTCACCACTTCGAGACACAGAAGAACCAACACGCTACAGTTGAACAGAAGAAGAAAAGCGCAAAGAAAACAAGCGTTGGCACTGGCAAAGGGGCTATCACCACTGTACGTGATGTGTCTCAGGATGCTGGCTCTCCACAGGGTTGGTTTATGCAGTTACTGTATACTATCGCGAACAAACGCAACAAAACGTTTACTCAGACATCGCCAAGTAAACTTAACCACGCTAAGGATATCAAGCTCGCATGGAAACCAGGCATGCGATGGTTAGAAGACCTTATCAAAAAGCCAGACGCTGACCGTCTCTTTGATGAATCACAGAGGGCTATTGCTTGGCAGCAGGAACTCAACGCGAAGAGTGACGCTTACATTAAACAGTTGAAGCAGCTTCTTACGATTGATGGAGACAAACTTCAGACTAAAGCGCTGAGACAGTATTTTGATACTGAAATCAATGTCAACAGTGATAGAGGTAGAGACCTTGTTGAACTGTTTGACCTTCCGTATGAGGCTGGGAAAGATGAAAGATGTAAGAATCGTTCTGCTTCTGGTAAGAACGCTATGCTTAAAGTATACGCCGATGACGTATTCTTTGTTCTCCATAGTCAGCCAGATAAAGCTACGGCAATGGCTACAATGAGTGACAAGATTGACAAGATGAAAGCATACTACAAAAAGAAAGGCAGGAATTTCTACAAGAACCAAGCCTTCTGGTACAGAGAAGATACTGGTACGCTAGTATTCTATGCATGTCCAGATACACGTATGAAGGATGGTAAGTTCAAAAACCTGTTCATTGCACACCCATCTAACGAAGATGGCACTGGGGTGAAGGGTCGAGCCAATATGAAAGTTAGATTACAGAAGCAGGTATTGAAAGAGTGCGAACGCTTCAGACGCAAAGCCATGAAGGACGCTGGTTATGCTCAGCCTATCATTGATAGATTTATCGCAAGCCAAGCATTGTACCGTGCATTACTGATGAATGCCTACTCAAGAGAACAGAAGAGAGCTATGCAGAACGACGACATCATCAATCGTACCGAGACTGGGTTCTTACATGCATATGCACCGAGATATTATTCCAGATACATCCTTCAGAAAGAAGTATGGAACGAAATTGATGAAGAGCAGGTTAATCCAAAATCTGTCAAGGCAGGTTTCATCATCCAGAAAGATGGTAAGTATTATCAGGTTATTACGTACAGTATTGGTTCTTTTGAAAGTAAACGTGATAGAGCTAAATACAGAAATGAACATCCTATCGGGAAAAACGAACGGTATGTAGAAAAGACACGTGACGAATGGTTGCAAGAACAGGGCGGTGGTCGTACAGATATTGTTGGCAACGTTGACCCATCAATAGGGGCACTCACAGATGAAGATATTGAGAAAGGGAAAAATCGCGCTACTGATGACATCCCAGATAGACTGGCGCAGTTCATTCGTAAGAAATTCAATGCCAGTGAGAAATGGGAAGGCGAAGATAGTATTGAGAAAATTATTGACGCTCTTCGTAATATGGACGAGCAAGACGAAGAAGAGTTCGGTAAATATAAGCCACGTTTGATTCGCACAGCTAAGATGATTCGCGTAAGCAAAAACAAAGTTCAAACATTTAGGCAAGTTAGCGATGCCTTAAAAGCAAGTGGTGCACAGTATTTAGCAGCCAACTATTCACGTGAACGTACATCTGATAATGGACTGTATTCCCATGACGTTATCGGTTCGTTGAAGCATTACTTACATACCGTAAATAGTGTTGAGGCACTGACTCCGTTCTATAGAGATATGACACAAACTATCTACAAGTACACAGGAAGAAACTACGATAGAACTAAGAGAGATTCTTATTACTCGCCATACAATATTATGTGCGAACTTGTAGATAATATGAACGGTAGAGATAAGCCAGTAGACGGATTCATGAGAAGACTCAGTGTCATGGTGGTTGACGCTATCTATGCAGTTCCTGGTATGCGCAATATCCTGAACGCATGTGGTGTATACCTGCCAGACATGTGGCTTCCTGCATTGCTTCACAACAGTATCGCAGTCAACGTCTATCTGAAACTCGGTATGTTCAATGTAAGTACAGCACTCGCACAGTATGCACAGTTAGCTAACGTGTATGCACTAGGGGGAGAAAGCGCGTTTGCTTATGCGATGAAGAAAATGCCAGGTATCTTAGCTAAGGCGCATAAGCCGTCTGACATCTTGAAAAACGAGTTTGATGTAAGCGCATACGGTAAAGAGATTCAGCAGGTAATGGCTGACCTGTATCTTACCAAACAAGGTAAGAGTCTGTTCGAGCAGGAAGGGGAGAACGCATTCCAAGAGGCGCTGAAACGAGGAGATAAATCTGCTATTGAATTACAAGCATTCGATGAGATGTACGGAACATTAACAGGTAAAGACAGTGAGATAGCAATCAATGATATGGCTGCTCAGTTAGGTAACGCTGGTAGCGCGTACGAGGGGGATAGTGTTATCGACCTCTTGCCAAAGACTGGTAAGAATATTCTTAACTTAGGCATGGGTGGATTCAGAGGTGCAGACCTCTCGTGTAGATTGTTTGCGGCACTGGTAGCACAGCACCTGCTTGACACCAGCCCTAAGTACAAGAAGTTCCGTGAAAGCAAATCGGAGCTTGGTGAAGAAGAGTACAACATGCAGCGTATGCTTATGATTAGAGACTTCGTATATCGCACAAACTTCAACTTCAACAGAGCAACAGACCCACTGCTTTTGGCTAAAGGCGGACAGCTTGCTAAGTGTGTGTTCCAGTTTGCATCTTACGGGTTCCAGACTTTCGACTTTATGAGTTGGATGCTCAAGAATAAGAAGAGTACAGAGCTCAAGAGATTCCTTGGAACAATGATGTTGTTCTCTGGTGTTATCTCTGGTATCCCGATGATGACTATGATTTCTGGCATGTCTCAGGCAATCACTGGTACGAACCCAGAGGACTGGATAAAATCTTTTATCCTGAAAGCAGTAGGTAAAAGAGGCCCAGTACCACAGGCTATCGGCGAAGCACTGTGTTATGGTATCGCAGCTCCAGTGCTAGGTGTAGATATCAGTAAGAAGGTAGGTCTTTCCGATATCATGAAAGACCCGACAGACTTACGTAACCTTGGTGGCCCGTCGTTAGGGACAGCTATTGATTTCAGTTCTGCGGTCGGTGCAAGCTATGACGCTATCCTGTACGACAAGTACACGACAGACCAGTTAATGTTCGCTTGGTTGAAAGCAGTACCAGCGGCATCGAGATGGTTACAGGCGGCTAGAGGTCAGTATTATTCTTACAGTAAGTTAATGCCTAAGACGGAATACCAGTCTATGAGTAACGCAGACAGGGCTAAGAACTTCATGGGCTTTAACCCAATCGAGAATAAACTCGACACAGATATCAATAGATTTATCACCGATGAGAATCAGGAATACTCTAACAAGGCTAAGGATGCTATGATTGCTTACGTCAATAACCCGACGGAAGCTAATCTCAAGAAACTGCAAGACTATGGCAAGACACCAGAACAGGCACACAAGACAGTAGACAAATACATCAAGCCAAAGATTACAGCTGAACAGGCAGAGAAGATGGTAACTAAATCGAAGAGTGAAGAAGCTGAGATTGTACGTTCTGACGTAAGAGCACTTGGTAACTTGCTGAGTTAAGCAATAAAAATAGGGAGGCGAAAGCCTCCCTTTTTAATTTACTTAACAATCTCTTTAAGTTTTAGTCTTTCTTTTACTTTCTGATAACCCTCAACGTAAAATTCAACGCATCCATACCAATCCTCATAACTATCATACAACCATTCCTCTTCTTCTGAACAGAAGTTGCCAGGAAAGTAAGTGTCACCGCCAAACTTCCGCACTTCTAAATCCAGAACCTCTTTAGGGATTAGCGTCTTATCCGCAAATGTAGTGACCCCATCGAACCAACGTCGATTAAGCTGTTCAACTACTTCCGCATCTGCGATGGTCACAGGTTCACTAGCAATTAAGTAATACAAGTATTCTTTTAGTTTCATAGAAACTACTCCTTCTTTTCTGTGTCGTTATCACTATCGTTGTCATCATCAAGAGCACAATACCAATCCTCATCAGTAGCGACAATCGCATAGATGAGAATAAATGCTACACCAGCTATCACACAACCGTCCAGAAGTGCAGCCACCGCACCAATGAACGAGGATACAGATACAACATTACGCGCTACGTTAGCAATATAACCTTTCCAATCAAACATAATATAACCTCCAATCTACCAGCCGTAATATACAGTCATAACAATTGCCCATATATATACAAGAAAATACAGGGCTAGAATAAACACTCCAAAGTAATCCATATTGTACCTCCAGTTCACCAATGAGCTACTGTTTCCTCCCATCCATCTACGGTAATAAGTAACTCTGGCTTTGGTGGGTCGTAAGCGTACCAATCGTAATCATCGAAGTAATAGACATCAGGGTCTACGGAAACAACAATTAGCTCCGCTATATTCTGCCCTTCTTCTCGGATATAATCAATAACGGAGTGTGTGTCACAGCAGCGGCACGCCACCCTAGTATCAGAGCCACTTAGATATGACAACTCAATCATAGTCTGCTCGGTAATAAGTGGTAACAATTCTGCTAGTTTCATTGTACATCACTCCTTCGTCATATGGACTTCGATATAGAGCTGCGGCTCAATATTAAGCGGAGGCTCTGTATCGCAAAATACATGTTGGTCTACACAGTAAACCCTAGCGCAAGGACTAACGGTAGCTACCCTCATATCTTCAATCGCTTCTTTTGTGAGCGTTGTCTTTTGGGCGAAGTTCGTAACAGCCTCTTCTTTCGTCCCGTATGAGACGAACATAACCTCTTCTGCATAATCTGTAATGCCAATCTTATATTCATCTGGAATCAATTTAAGTAACTTTTTAAGTTTCATTCTCGTTCCTGCTCCTTCTTCTCTTCTGCACACACTTCTTTAAGTCTATTCGCATACCACTCAATCTTTCCTGCTGTATCGTGTTCGTCTCCCTTACGTCCATACCGATATGCATACTTAATGATGTTACCCCAAAGGAATCCCTTAAACTGTTCCTGAGTCATGAGATGTTTCATGATATCAATAGCTTCTGGAATACCTATCACCTGATAATGAGACGGGTTAATCGGGGAATACTCGACCTTCGTAAGACCAGCCATCACTACTTCAACCTCCCCGTCCAATTCAGAATCGACAATGCATTTATCTTTATCGGGATAAATGAATGTAATAATACCTTTCTCGTTAGGGCCCAACCATACCCAGTCGCCAACTTTAAGTTCTTCTTCCATATTATTCTCTACTCCTTTCCCATCTTTTACTACGCTTATAGTGGTATCATCTTTATCAATGAACCTTGATAAATGACCATCTGAAGTAAACATGCTAGTATATGCACCTAAGCCCCAACCAACGTCCCACGTTACCTCAATCGGGTATACAGTGTTAGAAAGGATTGCCGTCACAGTACCGTATCCGTGATACGGAGCGTATACCCTATCTCCTAATTTGAATCCAATAGACTCTTTCATTTCCTTTTCTCCTTTCTATTTACTTCATCCTTAATCTATGTATAGTATACCATAGGAAATAAGGTTTGTCAAGAGGTAAAAGTAAATTTTATTTAGAATTTGTTGGATAGTCCCCAGCAACTCCGAGCTTCACCCCTTGCGGAGGGGATGAACCTCGGAGCTGAGGGAGTGAAGAGGTAGACGCCGCATACAAAACCGTAAAGGTTGCATACTTCACGGTCAGTACGTAGCGTCTTAACAGAGATAATGGAATGAACCCCATCGCCTCGGTCGTTTAAGGTGACAACACACCTAGTTCTCGAAGAACTTAAACCTCACTCAACCCTTGGTAAGTGGTTGTCCAACGCCGTCTTTCGACTTGAGCCTCCTGCCTAAATGTTGTGGGGGTGGATTTTAACCCACCATAAAAATTCTCCCTATGACGGATATTACTTGTGCCTGACCCCCATGAAGTGTGGATAACTTCTGGTCTTCACTGAGATACTAATACATAAAGTACCCTGATTTCCTGTAACCATATCTTTCTACGTGTTTGAGTTTCGGTCAACAATAGTATCTACAACACCGTGTTATATTGTCTGAGATGTATTCGCAATACAACGGTTACTAATATATTTAATTGTCCACTTTTTCTACAACAATATTGTACTACAAAACAGAAACTTTGTCAAGCCTTTCTTTTGAAATTCTTGGAAAATTTCTGGCAACAATATAATACCATAGCCACCGATTTTTGTCAACAACTTTTTCCGAAAAATTTTTTCAAAAAATCACTTGACAAATTTTTGGAACCATGGTACAATTCAAATGAAGTCGGAAAGGGGGTGAGCCAGATGAAGGATAAAGAGTTAATGAATCTTGGTTTTGGTGTATATATACATAAGGCAGACGTACTTGGTTTATATGGTGCAGGAAAGAAACATACAATGAGACGTATGACAAGTAAAACAAATGCACCTATGCCTAACCAAGTATTGAACAACCTTAATGGTCGTGAGTGTTTGTCCTATGTAGAAACCCCATTCCATATCTATTTGTGTGCATATCCAGTAGAGGTACTCGTTGAAGAGTACACTGGTGAACACACGGAAGAGAATGACAGAATACGTGAGAGTCTTGACTCAGAAGATTACGTGTCTAACTACATGCAACAGAAGAGTGATACGTACTACGGTCTGTATCTCAAGAAGATGGAAGAAGCAAAAGAGTCAGCACGTAAGGAGTGGGAGAAGATGACACTAGAGAAACAAAGAAAGGAAGCGTCAGATGAGTAGTACATTTACAAACTTACATCAACACTCCGACTATTCCATAGGAGATGGGTACTGTACTATCGACGAGATTATCCAGAGAGGTAAAGAGCTTGGGTATGAAGCAGTAGCGTTGACAGACCATGGTACAACGACTGGGCTGTATGCGTTTTATCATAAATGCAAACAGTCTGGTATCAAACCTATCCTCGGTATGGAAGGTTACTTTTGTCCAGAACCAGAGATGAAGAGCGGAGAGAATGCTCACATCATACTGTTAGCTAAGGACATTGATGGACTTAGGAACTTATATAGACTGTCTACTGCGGCGGCACATCAGTTCTATCGCAAGCCTAGAATAGGCATCAAAGATTTAGAGATGTATCATGAAGGATTGATTTGTACTACCGCATGTATAGCTGGGTTCTTTAATCGTTATCCCGATGTTGTCGATGATGTTGCTAAGTTGTTCGGTGATGATTTCTACATGGAGGTACAGCCGCATGAGTTTGGGGAGCAGAAAGAATACAACAAGCGAGTTTACGATTATGCTGTGGCTCACGGTTATAACGTGCTTGTTACTAACGATAGTCATTATTCCAGTCCTGCTGATGTTACTTATCACGCTAGGTGGGTAAGCATCAGGGGAACTGGTGATGCCTATAGCAGTAACGATTTTTACATGATGGACGGTGAAGAAGTTACACAGAGAATGATGGGAGATGGGTTCAGTGAAGAACAGGTTAGCGCCATGATTCAAGAAGCCAGCAACATTGTTCACAAGTGTAACGTTGAAATTCCAGAAGGAGGTGACAATTATCCTAAATACAATACTGAAAACCCTGAAAGACAAGTTCGCGATTGGTGCAACGAAGGGTGGAAGAAACTGCACATGGGAACCAGACCGAATAAGAATGATTATGTGGTACGAGTTGAACGCGAGTTACCTGTGCTTCGGCGATGCGATTATCTCAATTATCTGTGCATTATCAAAGATATTATGGGTTACTGTAATGGGCATGGTATTCTTACTGGGCTGGGTCGCGGCTCTGTTGGTGGATGCTGCACAGCTTATCTCGCGGGTATTACTCAAGTAGATTCTGTAAGATGGCATAACGTCTTTGAACGTTTTTGTAACGAACAGCGCGTAACTCCTTGCGATATAGACGTTGATTTTGAGAGCGATAAGAGAGACGATGTTATAGAGTATGTTCGACAGAAATACGGTGATGTTTACCATGTGCGTACCATGAATTACATGCAGGAGAAGGCGGCTATCAAAAGGGCTGGGCAAGCTCTTGGATTACCGTCAAGTTACGTGAACAAGATTAGTACCAATTTTCAAACATGGGAAGGAGTAAAAGATGAGAGACTCAGAACTTTGGCTCGGCATTTCTTTGGACGTTTACAGTCTTATGGCATGCACGCCAGTGCCGTTATGGTATTCCCTCGAGACCCTTCTGAGTGGTGCTCGATAGAGAAACAGGGAGATGACTTTGTTTGTGCCACCGACTATCATGACCTTGAAGCACAGGGGTGTTTGAAGCTGGACATGCTTGGACTTATGCAGTTATCCATCGTACATAGAATGGCTGACATGATGGGTACGGACGTACAGAAACTTTGGAATAACATACCAGAGAAAGATGACACAACATGTGCATTGTTGAATAGTGGTATGACAGAAGGTTGTTTCCAGATTGAGTCAGCTGCGATGAAAGGTTTCATTCGTTCCATTACTATCCATGGTGCGGCAGACTTAGTACCTGTAATGGCACTGTGTAGACCAGGCCCACTTGATAGTGGTATGGCTAAGGACTACGTTGATAGAAGAACTGGACGCAAGCCAGTCAAGAGTTTGTACCCAGCGTACGATGAGATTACCAAAGATACATATGGTGTAATCTTATATCAAGAGCAGGTAATGCAGATAGCACAGGCTCTGTGTGGATATTCACTTGGTGAAGCGGATATCCTGCGTAAGATTATCGGACGTAAAGTTGTTTCCGAAATGGAACCAGCTATGGAGAAGTTCAAAGAAGAAGGACTTAAACATGGCGTTCCAAAGGATGTCATCGACTACCTGTCCGATAGTATAAGTAAGTCGGCTAACTACCTGTTCAATAAGTCACACGCAGTTGCATACGGCTTAACATCATGGAGAACAGCTTATCTTAAAGCTAATTATCCAGCGTACTACATGGCTTCACTGCTTGAGTACAACAAAAATGATAGAGCTAAGGTAGCCAAGTACATTTCGCACTCTCTACTACTGCAAGTTAAGGTTGAACCGCCGAGTATAAAATCGTTAAAATGCTCAGAAACACCGTTGAATAACGACGTTTTTAAGCATACCTATGTGCCTAGGAGTAATCACATAGTCTTAGGATTCGACATGTTGAAATACGTAGGAAATGCATTTGATACTTTGACATTCAATCATGATGGTAAGCAGTGGATAGAGGACAACAAGAGTGCTAATCGCAGGGTACTTGAGTCTATAGTTAAAGCTGGTGCAGTTGAAGGCAACAGAGAGGAGTTGTTACAGTACATTGATTGGGTTAAAGATTCTCGAAAGAGTAAACCGCCTTTCCAGTTCATGCATCAGAGTGATGTCCAGTCTAATGGAGAGATGGAGCTTGCCTCTATCGGATACTCTTTTTCTACTGTTGATGATTACGTTTCTGATTTGTGTGACGGGAAGAGTATTTTTCTTGTAACAGTAACTAAACGTAAAGCACACAAGACTAAACAGGGCAAGCCTATGCACTTTGTTACTGGCGTTGTTGACGGTACTGTCAAGGAATTAGTTATCTTTGATAACAAAGGCAGCACACTGGAAGTTGATAGGACTTATCTTATGAAACTTAGAGGAACAATGATTGTTGATTTCACTCCAGCCATCAAGAAAGTTTAGGAAAAGTTTAGAAATAAACTGCTTGACAACTTGGTTGAAGTGTGGTATACTGTTTACAGTGAAGGGGGTGACAAGATGATTGGAACATTTATCGGCTCACTGCTCGGAGCTATTATTGGTATTATGATTTCTCATACATTTTTACATGACAAAGGAGAATAAACATGGCATTATTTGCAGACGTACTCAAAGAATTAAAGAAACCTTTTGACCCAAAGGATGTTGAATGGCGTATTCAGAAGAAGAGTAAGGACGGTACTAAAGGCATGGCTATGGCGTACATTGACGCACGAGCTATTGCTAATAGACTTGACGAAGTAGTAGACCGTAATATGATTGATGGGTGGAGCGTAGACTATAGACCAATCGACATGGGTACAGTCAAACGCCAGCGTCGTGGGTTCGATACCGAAGAACCTATCAAGGGTTTTATCTGTGCAATCACACTCTATAGTGGTGGAGAGAAGTACACCAGAGAAGATGGTGCAAACCTCACAGACTTTGAAGCATTTAAGGGCGGTCTGTCTGGTGCATTTAAGCGAGCTGCATCAGCGTGGGGTATTGGCAGATACCTGTATGACCTGCCTACAACATGGGCACCGATTGATAACTGGGGTAATGTAATTCGTAAACCGAATCTCCCTCTGTGGGCATTGCCAGAAGGATATGTACAACAGGAGCCAGAGACAAGTAATGCACCTATGGATGACGCGATGGTTACAAATTCATTCGATGACTTTGTTACATCGCTTGATGAAGAGAACCCATTTACAGAAGACAACGGAGCTTCCACAGTAGGCGACATGGTATTCCCGTTCGGTAAACATAAAGGCAAACACCTTAGTGAAGTACCGAAAGAATATATGCAGTGGTGTCTGAGTAACATGAATAGGTTAGACCCGAAACTTAGAGAAGCGATGCAGGTAATGGTTCAGGGATAAGGAGTGATGTTGTGAGTAATCTCGAAAGTGTTATCAGAGCGAAAGTAGATTTGGCAGATTATGTTAGTCAGTACACAACACTCAAGAGAACAGGCAACACTTGGAGAGGGGCTTGCCCCATCCATGGCGGAGAGAATGCTTCTGCATTTACCGTGTTTCCGCACGGAACATTCTACTGTTTCTCGTGCGGAGCTTGCGGTAATGTAATTAACTTTGTTGCCGAATACGAGCACATAACATACGAAGCCGCTACTGAAAAGCTAGCTGACATGTTGAACATTGATGTGTCAACTAATGCGGAATACGTAAGACAGAGAGATTTGATTCAGGACTATAGACATAGAGTGGTGACAGCCAGCCGCAATCTTGAATCGAACGAAGAGCTTCAGAGTTATCTGAGCAAGAGAGGAATCGGAGAAGAGGTAGCTAGGCTATTCCATCTCGGTGCAGATAAGCAAGCATCTGGTAGTTTGGTTATTCCGATTTATAATGTCAACGACCAGCCAGTCGCTATCGCTAAGCGATACTTCAATGCGAAATACAAGTACAAGAACTCAAAGAACAGTGAGGTGTTTGACAAGAGTGAAACACTATATGGCTTGAACGTATCTCGCAAGATTGGTGGTGGTATTCTTTATCTGGTGGAAGGGTACTTCGACGTAATGTCTGGTACTGAAATGGGATTACCCACCGCTGGATATTGTGGAGCGGAAATTGGTAAGGAACAGATTCAGTTATTGAATAAGACCGTACCACCCAACACGCAGATTATACTGGTGCCAGACATGGACGAAGCTGGATTGAAACATATCGACAGAGTTCGTGAAAGGTTCAATAGTATAACAAACTTTAACGTCAGGGTTTGCCCGTTGCCCGATGGGTGTAAGGACATGAACGATGCGCTAGTCAATGGCGTAGACGTTAAGGGATTACCGACAGTATACATCGACCAGTTTGTTCTTGTCCGTAAGTTGGACGAATGTAATTCCATCGAAGACCAGTATTCATACGCTATAGAGTTTATGAAAACTGTAAAGAACCAGATGGTAAAGGCGGACTTGGTTGATATTCTAGCAAAGCGTTGGGGTAAAGACGCAACCGATTTGAAAGATGCGTTCGACCTTGACGGCGATGAAGTAGATTCTTTAACCGACAGTGCGGCTACCTTGTACGATTGCTTAGGAGACCTTGGCAAACTGTACGAGAAAGGTATATTCAAGACTGGCATCGCTGGTATTGATAACTGTGTTGGCGGTATTATGAAAGGACAGGTGGTTGTCGTGGGAGCGTATAGCGGAAGCGGTAAAACTTCTTTCGCTATCGACTATATCTTAAAGAGTATCTTACACAATGACATGCGAGTTGTATTCTTTTCGCAGGAGATGAGTAAGGGTAATGTACTTGAATGGATTCTTGCTAAGTTGATTGGCTGTCCGTTCTATCAGGTACGAGAACACTTTGCTAACTCCGAAGAAATAAAAAAACAACTTGACAAAATTGGAAATAGGCTTATAATTATAGATAAGAACGGAGTAACCATGGATGAGATTGATAGAACTATCTCAGCTATCAACGCCAAAGGGTTGTTCGATAGACCAGTAGACATGGTTGTCTGTGACTATTTCCAATACCTGAAAGGTACTGAGGAGTATGACGGGGCTGCTCAACAGGCAAAGGCGATGAAGAGAATCGCGAAAGACAAAGACTTAATCTTCGTAATGTTGAGCCAGCTTAATCGTCAGAGTAATCAGTACGAAGAACCAACTATGAACCTACTGAAAGGAGCTGGTGATATCGAGGCGAGTGCTGACATCTGCTTACTCATGTGGAGACCAGACCTGAGACCAGGCATTGGGCTTGAAGCAGAGCAGAAATGGCACGGCGTTACACGATTTAATCTAGCGAAAGTCAGAGGTTATCAGTTAGGTTCTACTAGATTCATGATGAAGTGGGACAGAGACAAGAGTATGTTGGAAGATTGCGAGGATGAAGACTAATGCCACTTACACATTACAGATGCCCAGATGGAAGAGAATGTCCAGTGAATGAATGCTTGAAGCACTGCCGATTAGAGGGTAAGCTGAACCCTACAACTGGTATGCCATACGTACCATGCGGTCGATGCTTATCTAGGCGAGCACTGTTAGCTATCGCCGCTGAACGTAGATGGACTGGCAGACCTAGTACAACACAGCTACTGAACGGTACGCTGGAAGAATACTTGAAACTGACAGAGCCATACACGATTGACCCGATGCAGTCGGTGTTCGCATTGTATGGTACTACAGTACACGAAGCACTGGAAGATAACACAGAAGGAAATGCAATGACGGAGAAACGGTTAGACGATGGAGTTTCTACTGGTGCGTTTGATTATTTCGATGAAGAAGCAACTGATGAGGAGAACACTGGCTACCTGTACGATGACAAAACCTACGGGAGTTATAAAGCGGCTAAGGTTCTTGGTGCTGTAAAGCATAAGGAACAGGTTGGTTTATACAAGAACGGTAAGCCAAAGTACAGAACGTACTTCACGTATGATGGAGTACATGGTAGCGGTAGACTTGACCTCGCAATCCAGCTGAATGATTATCGCATGAAGCTACAGAAGTGTCTGGGTAAGACGGCGAAGAAGATGATATGCGAGATGATTGTTCGCGATGGTAATACTTATATGGCTGAATCCCGTGGCGTTATGCAGCCAGCCTATCTGGTAGAAGTAAACAAGATTAGCGACCACTGGGTTAGCAAATACATGAAAGCGAAAGCAGATAACTTAGTACACGCGATGGAGACAGGGTTACTTCCAAAGCAGTGTAGTTACAGAGAGCGTTGGGGAGGTATGAAATGTGAGAGGTTCTGTAACGTAAAAGATAGATGCCCATATGCAAACATGAAGGAGACATAAAATGAATAACGTAACATACAAACTTAACGACAAAAAGGAAATGAACGTTGCAGTAAAAGCTACACTTTCTAGTCAGGGCGTAGATATTAAAGTAGACTCTGATGTAGAAACGCCGATGACTGCTACCGCATTGTTCCTTGGACTGATGGCTACATACGAAATGACAGAAGATGAAGCTACCAAAATCTTTGAAACGATGGCGGATATGGTAGAAGATTTTAAGAGCGAAAGGAAATACAAACATGCAGGACACATCAACTAAGACAGTAACAGTAACGTGGAAAGACGTAGAAGACGGCAGTGCTGACATCGTGTTTGACACTAACATGGATGGTAATGGTGCGGCAAAGGTACTGCTTGGTGGACTTCTGACAATCCTTGGCATTGAAGAACACGAACAGGTAGCTGATGTCGTAAGAGTGCTTAACAAGTACACTGGGAAAGGAAAGGTAAAAGAGAATGCGAATTGATAAGCCTGACTATCTGAAGCTCATGGCTATTGTAGCACCTGCTCTTGCAAATCTTTACGCGACTAAGGACGAGCAGAACGATGGTGTAGTTGATGAGGATAAGTCAGTACCGAATGACCTGTATGCGTACTACGATTTCGTAGCAGACCTGTATGATGATATCCTCGACAGAATTGTAATGGAGGCAGAAGAGCATGTTGGTAACGGCAACATCCTCGACGCCGTATACAAGGCAGCTGCTAGACGTGTCGGAGGAATGCCAACGAGGGATGACGTACTGCGTACCATCTTAATTATGAAAGACAAGAATGACCTTGTTCTTCTCCGTAATGGCATTAGCTGTTACGATGTAGAAGGTAAACTTATCGACTGCATCGTGTACGATTTGATGGCACTCTATGCGCTCAAGGATAAAGAAGTGTATAGTTATTATGGAGAGGAGTGTACATGTGACACGCCGAAAAGACCCACTAAGAGTCGCAATGGGTAAACGAAACCGACGTAGTGGTAGGACGTTTGAACGTAGGGTACTGGCTCGAATGATTGCCATGGGTTTGCCTGTCTACAAGACACCGATGAGTGGCGCACTCAAGTCCAGCGGTTTAATCCCTTGCCTACGTAGTAGCTTGGCGGCTGACTTACAGGTAGAGATTAAGGACGAGAAGTACCTTATCGAATGTAAGCATATGTCTACGCATGAGAAACTCTTTAATGAGTTACCCGACGTAGACTGCTACCACTATAAAGGTTTCTGTTACATGATGAGCGACGAGGCTTTCTTATCTTACTTGTGTGGCGGTAAGATAAACATCGTAGAGAAAGAGGACAAGCGCAACAAGTGGTTACATAATTTTTTCAACCAAGACAACAGCCACATAGTTGTCTTAGGTTATAACTATAGGGATAACATTTATTGTGTGAGAGAAGATGTGTATGATATCTTCTATGATTGCAGAAAGGCAAAGGGTGTTTAATATGTTTGTAGTATCCGACAAAGAAAACAAAATGATGAGAGTTGTAGACCTGTACATTAAGGCAATGAAAGACAAGGAAAACAATGAGGTTACTGGGTATATGCTGATGGGTATTCCAGATAGTTCCAATCGTGGACAGATTCTGGCTATCGTCAACACGTATGAAGATGCACAGAAGCTGCTTATGAAACTTGCCGCCAAAGTGAATGCCGTAGAAATTAACAAGCTCGATGTCTGAGGAACAGCAGTTAGCCTTGAACGAACAGCTCGGGCATGACGCTCAGAAGATGCTTGAATTACTGGGCGACTTCGATGAGCAGTATACCAAGGCTATTATTTCCAACATCCTGTCATGTGACCCGAAGGACTTTGAGGGTTGGCGGAATCTTCTCAAAGCAAAGGATGCGTTCGTATCCTACCTGAAAGATAAGGTTCGTGACGGTGAGTTGGCTACTGAAAAGATGGCTGAGATTGATGACAGTATCTACACTGACATGTGGAATAATTGAGGTGACAATATGGAAGATGAACTTCTGAAACAGTATAACGCTGTGAAGGAAAAGTACCCTACTGTACAGGACAACGACCCAGCTAGTGCGTATCGCCTGATGGTTACTGCGTCTACGCTGATGGAAACTTTCGATAGTCGAGTGGCTTGGATGTACAAAGAACTTGCACTCACAGAACAGAAAGCAAAGGCACTGACTGCCGAGAAGTCATCGGAATATAGTAGCAAAGTAGCAGTAGGTGATAGGCATACCCTTACGGATGAAGAATGTCAGGGTGCTTGGGAAAAGGTAGCTGAAGTACAGTACGCGATTCGATTGCTTGAAGCAGCTATTAAGTTCCTGAACAGAGTGTACTTTGATATGAAGAATAACGTAGCGTTTAATCGTGGCGTACCGAGATACGAAACAGAAAAGGAATAGGTGATTTGAATGGCTAGGATTAGTAAGGAAGAAGCAGGAAGAGCAAAGATGTTACAGGAGATTGCGAGCGGTAAGCTAACGCCACTCAAAGCCATTAAGCTACACTGCCTTGATTGTGTATGCTATGACAGGAATGAAGTGGCTCAGTGTGGTAATGTCAACTGTCCACTACACGCATTCAGATTTGGACGTAACCCTAGACATAAGGGTAGAGTTGATAGAGCAGGAAAGAAGGTAGGTACAGAATGATTATTCTGGACGAGAAAGTAACAGGACTGAAAGAATCGGCGAAGGCTATTGGGTTGTCGTATGGTTCACAACTGAGTGCTGACCGCGGCATGACAGTAATGAAGAGCCTTGTATCTAAACCACTGAATAGCGGTGAAGCTAATATGCTTACGGGTGTGAATGTTCAGTTCTCTATTATTGCTAGTGTCAAGTGGTGGCAACAGGCACAGAGATACCACTGGTTCCAGATTGTCATGAGCCAGTCCATCATGCACAACATCGCCAATCCAAAGTTTGTCTTGACACCATACGACTTTGCACAGAGTGAGGTTGGCGCACTTGGTACAACGAGCCCAGTGATTGATGCCTTTATTAAGTACAGGGAAGACCTGCTTGATAAGTACAAGGGAGTACCACTGCCACCTAAGATTAAGAAAGAGTTAATCTATTCTGTGCCAGTCGGTATGTTGGAAGAAGCAAGAGTAACAACGAATTACTTACAGCTTATGACGATGTACACGCAGAGAATCAATCATCAGTTAGATGAATGGAGATACTTCTGTGCGTGGATGTATAAACGATTACCATATTTTAAGGAATTAGTGGAGGCTAGAGGATGCGACTTACCGGATACGCGGTTGTTGTCTTTGATTCCAGAGGCATGCCCAGATGCGTGGGATTAGCTGGCGACCAGGATGAAGTAAAAAAACTGGTAGATGATAACGTGACAAACAAAGACCTGCGAGTACATGTGTACCCGCTGCCAAAGACAGACGATTCTATTAAAGTAATTAAGTACAAGAAAGGGATTAGCGATAGATTATGATGTGCAATGAAGAAGTGCTTTGGGCAAAAGATGAAGTAGCATACAACGTATTCCGTGCTAAGTATGCGAAGGATGACATGGAATCCCCTGCTGTATTTTGTCAGAGGGTAGCTAGTATCTGTGACGAAAGCATTAGGGATAAGGTTGAGTGCCTGTTAGCTAGTGGTACTTTCTTCTTCGGCGGAAGAACAATGTACCTTGCAGGACGCAAGAATGAAATCAATGCGGCAGGTAGTAACTGCTATGTAGTTCCTATCGAAGATGATACTATCGAAGCAATCTACGAAGCGAACAAACACATGGCTCGTATCTTTAGTAAGGGTGGTGGAGTTGGCACTGACATTTCCATTCTCCGTCCACGTAATGCTAAAGTAAACAACGCAGCTAAGAGTTCTACTGGTGCTGTATCGTTCCTTGATTTGTTCAACGAGACTGGTAACGTTATCAGTCAGCATGGTAGACGCGGAGCAACCATGGTATCTATTGATTGTTCTCATCCTGATATCGAAGAGTTGCTTGATACCAAGATGAAAGGTGACAGGCTCCAGTCTATGAACGTGTCTATTAAATTCACCGATGAGTTTATGACTGCGGTAGATTGTGACAAACCATACACACTGAAGTTTGATGTGGAGTCTACAGGCGAACATATCGAGAAAACAATTAAGGCTCGTGAGTTCTTTAAGAAGTTCTGCGAATGTCAGTGGAATTGGGGAGACCCAGGTGCATTATTCATTGACGAGTTCAATGACTACAACCTGTTGTCTGGATATGATAACTTCCATATCCTTACGACAAACCCATGTGTAAGAGGTGACACTTTAATCCTTACCAAGTATGGCTACATGCCTATTGAAACATTAGCGGATAAAGAAGTAGAAGTATGGAATGGTGAGGAGTGGAGTTTGACTACACCTAAGCTGACTGGCACTGACATGCCTATGCTTACTGTTAAATTTTCAGATGGTTCATCTGTTGACTGTACCTATTATCACAAATGGGTACTGGCTAATGGTGAACGTATTAAAGCAGAAGACTTGACGGTTGGTACAAAGTTAGCTAAGTGCCATCTCCCTGTAGTAGGTAAGGATAACGCAAGTATCGATAGCACTGGTAGCCAGATGTATACACAGGGTGTGTATGCTGGTGATGGTACTACTGGCAGACGTAGCATCGCATTGTATGATGGCAAGAAACATCTGATTAACTATATCGATAGTGAAGATGTGAAGCACGAAGACAGAAGAGATGTGGTACTTGTGCCGAAGGGTGTACTGAAAGAAAAGTTTTATATCCCAATGTCTGATACTAGCATTAGCGATAGACTGAATTTCTTAGCTGGACTGATTGACACTGACGGGAGCCGTAACTCCGAGGATGGTAGCGTAAGTATTACGTCCATCAATAAGCCGTTTATGGATAGACTGAGACTCATGCTCACTACGCTTGGTATTCATTCGACAGTATCTCGTGTAAGGGCGGCGGCAGATAGACTTATGCCAGATGGTAAAGGCGGGTACAAGAAGTATCATTGCCAGGACTGTTACCGACTGACCATCGCATCATGGTATATGAACAAGCTGAATAAACTCGGACTTCATACTCATAGGGTTGACACCGAATGTTACCCGAACAGAGATGCATCTAGGTTTATTACCGTAGTGTCTATCTCGGAAGCTCCGATGGCTGATAAAGTATATTGCATGAATGAACCTAAGAACCATACGTTCATTGCTAATGGTATGCTGACTGGCAACTGCGCCGAACTTCCGCTGGGTGCGTGGGGTTCATGCAACTTAGGTAGTATCAACTTAGCTAAGTTCGTACACATGCGCACTGGTAAGTTCTGCTGGGATTCGTTCATTGATACAGTACATGTTGCAGTTCGAGCACTTAACGATGCACTTGATTACTCGTATGATAAGCAGCCATATGAAGAGAACCGTAAGTATATCCGCGACTGGAGACCGATTGGGTTAGGCGTGTTCGGTTATGCTGACATGCTTGTGGAACTTGGACTGGAATACGGGAGCGATAAGGCATTGGAGTTTACTCGTAAGTTGTTTCACTGTCTTACGAATGAAGCAGTGAAGGCGTCGGCTTTACTGTGTCAGGATTATTTCAATACGTTCGGCGAATATGACTACGACAAGACGGCTGATTCTAAATTCTTCCAGTCCCTTGATGATGACACGAAGAAATGTGTGAAGGAACACGGCTTGCTTAACGGACAGCTTATTAGCATTGCTCCAACTGGTAGTATTAGTTTGCTGGCTGGTAGATATACTGGTGGTTGTGAACCAATCTATAAACTGTACTACGAAAGAACTACGCACAAACTTGAAGAACAGGGTAAGACGTTCAGAGTATTCTCACATTCTATCGAGGACTTGCTTGCACGAAACGAGCTGCCAATGGATACGAGTGCAGAAGATATTAAGAAGATGTTCCCATACGTTATCGAGTCTCATGATGTTGAACCGATTCGACGTATACTGACACAGGCAACTATGCAGAAGTACGTAGATAACTCCATCAGTTCTACGGTTAATCTGCCAGAGTCTGCTACACCTGATGACATCTTCGCTATCTATGATGCGGCATGGCAGGTAGGGTGTAAAGGTATCACTGTATTCAGAGACAACTGCGCGAGAGGTAATATCCTTGGGCTGAGTAAGAAGGAAGAGAAACCTACCATCCTTCATGACAGTCTTAAACCAGAACGCCGTGGTGATATTGGTACACTCGTTGGTAAAACCTATACACAGGTGATGGGCGACGGTACTAAATTGTATATCACAGTCAACTGGAAGGACGATAAACTGTTTGAGATTTTCGTAAACAGTGAACGCCACAAGGATGAAGTCGATGGTATCACTAGACTTATCTCACTCTCGATGCGGTGTGGTGTAAGCATTGATGCTATCATTAAACAGTTATTCAAGCTGAACGCAGATAGCGTAGGGTTTGCAGTAGGTATGACATTGAACGATGCGTATACTCTTGATTCGCATGAGCCAATTATTCAGGAAGTAGAAGTCGAGGATAGACCAAGAGAAATGGAATGCCCAGAATGTCATAGCAAGAACGTAAAGTTATCGGGTCATTGCTGGCAGTGTGATTCCTGTGGTGCGTCGGGGTGCGCGGTGTAAGAGGTGATATGAGTGGCGAAAGGGCCTAACACAGTTAAGTTTATGAACCGTATGATAGACGAGTACCGAGCTGGTAAGTTAAACGACAAGCAGGTATGCTCCTCTATCAGGAGAATCACTAGACTTAACGAACGGCAGTGTGCGTATTGTGAAACACGCATCGCTCTCAAGATGTTCAACAAGATGCCAATGAACTACATGTGCAAGGAACCCTGTGCCCCTAGCATAGAAGAAACTTTAGTCGAACAGGAGGAGCAGGGTATGTTAGACCTGTTCCTTTCTACGATTAAAGACAGGTATCCAGACTGGCAAGAGCGATTAAGTAAACCATGTACCGAAGAGTACGATAAGTGGATTAAAGATATTAGGTGTGACTTACTTAATGGTAAGTATGGTAAAGAAATGAGACAGTATTTGGAGGACGTATGGCTACACAAGAAAAAGTTATCCAAGAAACATTAAAGCAACACGTAATGCAGTGCAGAGTTGAAGGTGACTTCGGTTATCTCGCTGTGTTATCTGACATTCACGAGGGGTTAAATGATAGAGACTATTTCAAGAATGAGATTGAGTTCTTGAATAGCTTGCCCGATAACGTGAAGGTTGTAATCGGCGGTGATGCAACTAACACGGTGACAAGAACCAGCAAGGGTAGTATCATTGAGGAAACTCTGAGTGGGGATAAACAAATCTATGCACTCGTTGATGACATCAAACCTTTGTATGATAGTGGCAAACTCTTAGGCATTATATCTGGCAACCATCCAGACAGAGTATACAGCGACACCTATATCAGCGTTGAAGGTGTAGTAGCCTCGCTCTTAGGTGATAGGAATCTGTACAAGGGTAGTCAGGGTATTGTGTACTTTAATGTCAACAAGAATTGCTACGTGCATTACATTATTCATAAGCATGTAGTAAGACAGGATGCATATGATTACTTCAATGCTGATTGTGTATGGAAAGAACATAGGCATGCACCATCAGCTACACCAAAGATTAGTATTCAGCATAATGTATTTGCTAAATGCCCAGTAGCTAGAACAGTATGGGAGATTAAGCAACCATCCTTTCAGGCGTACCCAGACTACATTAAGAAGGGCGGCGGTCGCCCGTTACCTATGGGATATTTTATCTGTCAGATGAGTGGTGACACTAAGAATAGATTCTTAAATCCTATGTGGAATGAACAGTTAAAGTTAGCGATGGATGCTGGCATGACTATATAGGGAGGTGATTTATTGTCGGCACTAAAAGAGTACGGAGATAAACATTTCAATCGTAAGGATGGGAAAGCTGGTAGAAAAGGACGAAGCTATCAACGCTACGTCACTGACGATGACATTCAGGTAGTCGAACAGGTATCGGCTGGCGTACCAATTAAGACGGCAAGAGGTTCGATAGGAAAGACAGGCGGCTTAACTCAAGTACAGAAAGAACTTATCGCGGATAAGCAAGAGGCAATGCGACAACAGTTCCTTGATGATAGCGCATTGATTTATGAGAACTTAAAAGACCTAGCCTTTAACGCACGTTCTGAACTTGTTAGGTTTAACGCAAGCAAAGACATCTTAGATAGAGCTGGACTTGCAGCACCTGATAAGAGAGAAGTTACGGAGAATAAATTTATTTCCACCGATAGTAAGATTACTTACGACTTGTTACAACGCTTTAAGACGCTGGAACTTGAGGGCGATAGCAACAACCCTAGTATCACGACGATAGAAAACAAATAAAAAAAGGGCGTAACCCATACGAGTTACGCCCTTTTAGTATGTCGTGTTTACGAATTGAATCGAACTAGGAATATCCACGACTGGTCAAATCCTAACTGCTTACACCGATTAAGGAACCATGTGTATCTAGCTTGCAATGTTTTCAAACCATAGCCAGACATGTCCGCTAGTAAATTCATGTTGCTTAGGTTAGACGTATCATATGACAAACCTTGCGACAACATACTAATAGCCATGCCGAATACATATTGCGTGAAACAGCAGAACACACACTCCCAGTATATATCCTCATCACCTTTCACTTGCGTATTGGCAAGCAACCAATCGCGTGACATCTCTCCGATAGCTATGGTAAATTCATCGGAGTAAATATCCATGCCGAAGTATGGTGATGTATCTATACTACCATCTTCAAGACAAGCAAGGACACTATGAGGTAAATTACCAAGATAATATCTTCCATCTTTCTTATCCTTTCCGTCAATAATATCATCGGCTATTGCAGACTTCCATCTCATTTGTTCTAGTCGATACCTATCGTAACTGTTCTCCATAATCAATGCGAACACTTCTGTAGTCTTAGTTTGCCCTCGTCTTGCACACCTAGCAATAGCCTGTTCGTATATCCCTTTAGTCCAAGGGAACTCTGCGAACACAACTCTATGAGAGCGAACTAAATTAAGTCCGCAAGCAGCACAAGCTAACGAGCATAGAATAATATCGGCGTCACCATTCAGGAACTTCTGTACATTCTGTTCCTTTTCTTTGTACGTCATACCACCATACACTACAGTGCTATTAGGAAACACCGCACTTAATACGTCTATCATTTGCCGATGATTAGCAAACACAACCAACGGCTCATGATGCGTATCGTAATCCCTTTGAATCCAGCGTACAACTAGAGGTAGCTTACGTTTCATTACCTCAGTCTCTACCTTCTGTATGTTAGTGATGTTGACTGATGACAATGGAGCGTTAGCAAAGTTACCTAGCGTCACTTCCGTTTTCTTAATCGGGAAGGTTGGGCGGCGAATATCACACCATCGACGGCGACAAACAAAAGGTTCTATCTTTTCGTGTAGCTCATCGAGATGTGCAAAGTTACAATAGAAAATGGCATTATCTTTTTCTACATTGGGGATGTATCGCCGTGTGTATGCATCAATGCCACCGAACTCTGATAGCTTGCCACCAACGTACAATAGGCCTAACAAATCGTTAGGCCTATTCAGTATTGGTGTGCCTGTCAACATCATTGGATTACCAACCTTATCGACAAGGCGTTTGGCTTCATACGTTCTACCAGCGTATACATTTTTAATCATGTGTGCTTCGTCAAATATTACCCCCTTAAAATTATACACATAATCACCAATCATATCTATCATGCGTCCTACTTTCTCGTAGTTAGTCACAATAATATCCCCCGTGTAGATGTCGGGTTTAACTGTTATGCCTAACCAGTCATTGAGTTCGCGACACCAGTTAGATTTAAGAGAAGAAGGACACACTACAATAAAGTGACAGTCGGTAGTTTGTTTCATGTACTCGATTGCTTGTGCAGTCTTTCCCATACCCATACTGTCAGCTTGTATGAATGTGTCCTTTCTTTTCATAAGACTAACGCCATCTAATTGGTATTTCTCTAGGAGCAAATACGAGTATCTACATGACGGTTAGTTTCCTCGATAGCTTCGGCGAACTTCGGGTCTTGTAACAGGGCGGTATATCCTTTATCCTGTGCTCTTGTCTGGATAAGTCCGAACGTAATCGGATTGCCTAACGTTGCTTCGGTAGACAGCTCCGTCAATACGTCAACGAACTGGATGATACTATGCATACGAGTTATACTCAGCGTACTTGCAAATGCTCGAATCTCTACCGTTGAAGCATTGCTCAGATTGACTACAGAATAATGGTCTGTAGTTCCACTGTATCTTTCGTACATATCCTGCATTGCTTCTTCGGTATCACCTAACGTTCCTAACGTTGTAGAGACGGTTTTCTTTGTAGCAGATGGAGACATGTAGCTATGTGTCCAGTGGTCGAACGTTTCTTTCTCTCTATTCGCATAAAGCCTCAGTGCTTCCCTGTTCGTATCGCAAAACGTAATCAAGTTTGCAATGTGACAAGCTCCACCATTGTTTTCCCAATACTTTCTCGATACATGTACATGAATACCACTGCCGTTACGAGCATGATAACGCAACGTGCGGAGCCTTGTTAAAACATCAGTCCACAGGTGAGTTAAGTGCCAACTAACAGTACATGGATGTGATACCAATTCCATACCGTTCGTCAACGAACCATCATGTTTTGCATACAGTTCCTCATGGTTACTGCATACTTCTTTTGCATTGTCAGAACTTTCACCGCCATCCATAACTTCAAGTTCAATACCGAAGAACTTGTGCGTGTTCTCGTTATTACCCTTGAAGAATATAGGTTCTGGCTTGTAGAAATACCCGTTGATGTGAGTGCAGTATCTTTCGGTGAGAATATATCCTCTGGATGTGAAAGCAAGATACAGCGTACCATCTTCATCATCTACCAGTTTCCACTGCTGTGTATCGTGATTCCATACTGCATACTCGTCGATGAAACCTTCTTCTTCACCAGATACACGTACCCACCACTTTGACAACGTATATTCTCCATTGTAGCCGCATACGTCACAGCTATTTACGTGCAATACACTGCCATCTTCAATCGGAATATCCAGCGGATTACCATCGAAAAGGATAGAAACGCAGCGGTCGCACATCGGTTTAGAATACTTCTTCCCATCAATGAAATAGGAGAACGTATACCTACCGCCTACCATAGTCTTTGAATGACACAACGGGCATTCTACGCACCGGACGAACCGACTATGTGTAAAGATATCGAGTGCGCTTCGTGAAGCTCTTGGTGGAATATATACGGCATCATCCGCACGAATCCACGCGGAGTTTCTGCCGTCCCACCGATAGCTTTCCCCTTCGTACTCCATAAGACAATTTCGTATTGCGTTAAACGGAACGTTTCTCAGCATGTTCATCATGAATCCGTCATCGAAGTTCCTGTACACCTTATTGCCATCTTCGTCAACAGACATTGAACGAAGCCACACAGAACGATGAACGCCATCTTCAGTCACAAAATTGTTTCTGAATGCTGCCTCTCTTGTCGGTATTCCGTGGCACAGTGTAGGGTGCGAGCCATACGTGAGAGTGTCACCGTTCAAGCAGTCTACGTACTCATCATCAACCGTATTGATGTTGTATGTATCAGACAATCTGCCACAAAGCGCAGAGGGTGACACATCAAAGGCAGACATAATAGGGACTTTGTACTTACGTGTAAGTTTGCAACCGAAAATATCTGGGTAAACTGGCGTAAGTGTCATGTATACTTTGGTGCCATTCTCATGAAGGACAAGCTGTCCGTACACCCCGCTCCGTGGATACGAAAACGTCGTGATTTCTTCGTTTCCAACAAGGAACACGTGGATTGAAAGCACCGACTCCATGACGTAGCTATTGTCACCATGGAATACGAATCGCGAGTTCAAAAATGAACCGTATGGGACATGGATATCATTTGGACAGTTAATTGGCGGTCTTACGATTACATAATTACCGCCACGAACAGTTACCCAATACCTGTTCTCCGAGAGGTGTCTTGATGCATCGCTATTCCCAGTGCGATAAACAACGAGACAATCAGGTGCAACATCAGAGAGAACTACCTCAACAGTGTTACCAGTTTTCTCAAGATAAATCCAACGACCATTCGAGTCTCTTGTAATAATATCCAAATTCTTCGTAATACCTATCGAAAACTTTGGCATATCTAATGCAGGGACAATCGGGCTAGTATCCGTCGTAGTCGGGCGTGTTCTCAGTAACTCGTTCGCCAAATACGGCCAGTTATGTTCATATTCTTCGTGAGTACACCAAATAAAGTTATCTGGCAGGAACTGGTGCTGGTCAACACAATCCTGTACATCACGCAAAACAGTTCTGACGTTATGGCTCAATGAACGACTACGAGAACTAACAAGTCCGACTCCTACAATCCCATGTTCGTGTGGCATACTAGCCAAGGAGCGATGGAATCGGACATTCTCTGTGAATTGACAATATCTAGGCATGTATTAGTCTCCTTTCTAATTACGCAATGGTGTCAAAATTAACATCCGATATTGCGATGTCTACACTGACACTATGTAACGAATCGTTGCTTTCCCATACGTCACTGAAGGTTTTCCCTTCGTAGACATTGTAGAACTGTGCGAGAGCGTCATCTGCATACATCATACATTCGACTGTGAATGTCATAGAGTGTTCTCCTATAGCCGAGATATTGAGGTCGAGACCATAGACGTTATACGCTTCCAGATTGTCCAAAACAAACTGTTCATAGTCGTTACGGGTGTAACCAGCAAGTCCATGGTCTGATGGATTAAACGTAATCTTTGCCATGAAACTGACACAAGAGAATCCGTAGTCAGCTTCCTTCACAATAGTGGTGCTTTTGGAATCTTTTGTGTCTTTCCTTCTCGATTCTCTCTTGGGTGCGGTTGTATTCGCGTTAGAGCAGACGTGATAGTATCCGCAAGTATCGTAATACCCACCACCGTAGGTATACGATTTCCACAGACTTCTATCGTAAGAGTAAGAGCCGTTAGAATACTGAGCGCCACTGACTGTACTCGTGATGAATTTCCCCATTGTAACGACCTCATGGCCATTCATGATAGCCATTCTGTCGCCATCAATAGTCGATTCAATCATCACGTCGATAACTGGGTCGAAAAGGTCAACATGTTTCCGAACCAAATGGTCGAGAACTTCTTTACCAAAGACCATCGTATCAGAGAACGGAGATTTCATCCCTTCTTTAGGTGTGTAATCAGTCAGCACACCGTTATGGGCGTAAGCGACTGGAACTTCAATCTCAGTCTGCATCATTGTCTTGAAATCGTTTGCGACTGGGAATGGATGGCAGCATGCACCGCTTACCTTGCCAGACGTAGCGATTCTGAAATGAAGCACTCTATCAACGTCTGTAGGAAGAGTTTTCAGGAACTTAAAAAAGGCTTTCTGCTTCATGAAACCCTTCTTGATATGGACTTTACCACCATCCTGCCACATTACACCTGCTCCATCGGGATTATTCTTGAAGCAGTTTTTCAATTCGCCATTGTTAAACGGCAAGCCCTTCGGATAAAAAGCGATAACGCACATAAGCACCTCTTTCTGCTACTTCTGTAGCCACTAAATACTACCCCTACTAAGTTAATGGGGCTATTAGTATGGATAAATTGCTTTATCCACACTCAATAGGCTCATTAACTATATCCTATAATCACTATCGTCTCCACCAAGTTTTTTATAGCGTTCAAGGAGTTCAACATATCGTTCTGACAAATCTTTTAATGACGCTTCACATACAGCTCGTTCTATATCTTGCTTAGAGTGAGCAAACGGTCTAAAGTTATACATAGGAAATACGTCATTAGACAAATTGACACCGTAATCATGCAAAAATTGCCCATTATAGCATGTTTCTTTGTTTATGTCACCGCTGGCGAAATACGAGACCGCTCTACCGTATAGCCGTTCGTCATCTGGGGGAGACGCAATAATCACAATACCAATACCATAGACCACATTATAAACTTGCATCCCTTTAGTCAATCTGCGTCCTACAATCGGAGCAAATCGCTTAACAGATAACTCCTCGTCATATGTTGAGGTATATGTTTGCGACACCTTGTCGAATGTTGCTTCGTCGCCTGTTTTGGTGTACATGATTGATTCGCCACTAAAGGCTACGTCGAAAATGTCTTCCAAATGGTCATGATGTCGCCATACAATACCCATACCATATTCTGGAACGTATACCAAATCACCTACGCTGAGGTTATTAATTTGTTCCATGCCAATCACCTACTTTCATAACAACAGCCTATCTCATCAGTAGTGGTGGGCTGGTTCCACTAGACAAGGGGATAACCCCCTTGTTTCGATTGCTAGGGAAATCCCTAGCGTATATCATTTACCAATCGCCATCTTCATCATATTCATCGTCATCGCGATAATCGTAGTTATCGGATGCATGAGTATCTTTCGGCGGCTCATACATCTGGTTGGCTGCGATTGGATTACCAAGCTCCAGCAGCTTATTATGCATAGACTCGAGGCTCATATCGTAATGGTCTGTATCAGCCAATGTCCATAAGGCGTCGGCAAAATCCAGAATATTACGCATATCCTCAGCTTCCAGCGTAGAATTGAAAATTCTCAATTCCCATGTTCTTGAAGAGCAGAAATTGACAGCCTGGTATCTAGTATCATCAACCCGAATATTGGATGTATATTCCCATCCAAAGGCGTCATAGTCGCCGTTTTTAATCTCGTCAAGGTATTCGTCGATGTCATTGTACAACCGATATGGAGTTCCACACCAATCATTCCACTGGCTCTGAGAACGACGTGCAAATCGACGAATAGTGTCATCGTTCTCTGTGATAAACGCCAGTGCGTTTACAGCCGCCTCAAATGGATGATGAAGTGACCTGCGATTCACATGTACGTGAATGCCAGCCTTATCGTACTCATTGAAGTCAGTCTGCTTATAATCGGCATTCCGAAGTACCCTGAAAAAGTCTTCCCAATTAAGGCTTCTAAGCAGGGTAATTGTCATTGGAGATGTTACCATCTCGAAATGATTTCCAACCAAAGAACAATCGTCTTTGATTTCAGACAACTCTTCGCAACCAGGAAATGGCGAGAAAAGCTCATAGGTAGCATCGCTCGCAGTCTCGTCATCCACGTAGGAGTCACGGGCGTAATCGCACGCCTCAATTTCGACACCGAAATGGCGTCTCTGACGACCATCATCCAAAAGGGAGCAGTTTCTCCCTGTAATAATTCTCCCAAGTTTATTGGAGAAATTAGCGAATAAAAGGTCAGTTGTTGCTGGCATGGTTTTATCTCCCTTCTGCCAAAACATTAGCGTAAGTGCCAAGACCACGAACTACGCTATCATAAGTGGGCGGTACGCCCATAGTCCTAGCTAACATGTACATGAAGCCAGGAATAGAGTATTTTGTACGAGACAAGCCATCTCGTACAATTACTCTGTTGTATGCAACGGTCGCGGTTCTGGTGCGAACCTTACCTTTGCTATCAATGAAGTAGCTATCTGCACAACCGTGCAGAATAGCCTTAACGAAAGCCATTTTGGAGTATTTCATAGAAATACCCCCTCTATTACTGGATACCAGCGAGCATGCTTACCACATGCTCTTTAATGGCTTCTGTGATTTCCTCAACGGAAGCGTCTTTCATTTCAGCCGCTTTATCTGCGCTGAGCTTTTTCAGCGTAGCGAGGAGCTTTTTCTTAGCTGCATCATCAGCGGACTTCCATGCCTTCATCGGCATAGAGAGGTCGAATCTGTAGACCTTTCCCTCATATTCAAGACCGCTGGTATGAGCGATGAACGCTTCATACGTATCGCCAGCAGAGTGTCCTCTGCCGTCTCTTGCGTACTGTCTGGTCTCTTTCGTCAATTCTGCGACGAGGAACAACTTTCCATCACGTTTTTCAATCTTTGCATTTGCCATGATAATGGCTCCTTTCTGCCCCAATGGGCAAAACATATTTTTTTTGGGGGAAGCTCCCCATGGAATAGGGCTGTTTATGGCACAACCCTTTAGAAGCCTTTTTGCTATACCTTTCGGCTCATTACTTTTTTAATGAGCGTTATCTTCTCCTCGAGGTAATAGTTATCCACGAGCTGCATCTTATAACAATCATGGACAACATCATAGTGCAATAGACGCAGCCTTACATCTAATGCTGAACAAGCATTGACTAACGAAATCAACGCTGAGGACATACCAGTGACTACACAAAAGAGCGTGTCACCGAATCCATATTTCCCTCTGATTTTATCGAGAATGTCCGATTTCATACCTCGCATATCCAGTGGATTAGCAAGGCATTTAGGGAAAATGCCCCCCATATTAGCAATGGGGTTCTCATGACGAGAATCGCAAAGCTGCCATACAGGGGCATTGATTTCGATTACTTCGCCCTGTGTGAATTTACTCATCTGAGTAAGAGTGGTCGTAGTGAGACCAGTTTCGCTAATAAAAAAGTGGCTATTTGGATAACCGTTGATACTGTAATTTGCCTTTTTGATTTGCATGATTTTCTCCTTTCACAGCCTTATTTAATCAGGCTAACAAACAGATGGGCAATAGCACAAATGCTCGCGCCCATAAGCATACCAGCGAACATGAGCATAAAATTATCGTTATGCTCTTCGAGACTGATTTTATTCTTCTTCATTGCGTTCACCTTCTTTTTCGCTAACCCCTACTGCGAGAACGTCGTCCTCTGAATCGAGCCAAGTTACCTTTCTATCCATGAAAGGTTTCAGTTCACCTTTGAATGGGGAATAAACACATGTGTGCCCCACATAAACTTTCAGGTTTGTGCAAGATACCCTTGCGATTTCTCTAAGTGTCATACGATGACCCCCTTTAATAAAACAACTGAAATTAAACAAATGGAAGTGGGCTTTTATTAGGAAAACACCCACTAGAAAAACTGAATACACTACCAAGTATTGGTTTAGGTGTACACTCACTGTTGCTCACTCACCCAGAGCAACCAGGGATTATTAGCAGCTTATCCGTAAGTAGATTTGAAGAGTACGCTTCACTTCTACCTTTTGGGCACTGCTAATTGATTCTGTTGGCGTTTACCAGGCTTTTATGCACCAAGTGCTGGTCTACCTCAAATTCTTACCCGAACATAATATCAGCTCTCAAGGCTTATACAGTTCGGGATATTCAGTTGTCTGCCGTTGGTTGACTGCCTTTCAACCTTGGCAAATCATCATGTCAGGTTAAGTGCACAAAAGCCCCCATCGGTGGATTGTCAACCTCCCAGTTTTCCCTATCATTCCACGTACCTGCACTAATGCACTAGTGAGGATAAACCGCTCGAATAGAAAGCTAGATATAAGGGCAAAAAGTCCATGTTTCTTCGTGGGAAATCGAATTTAATTCGTGAGTGAAAGCTGGCAGAAATCCTAATGTAAAACGGCGAAAGATTATTTATTAGCCCACCTTTTAAGTATTAGTATATAGGGAGTAGTAGTATATAGTAGTATAGCGGTATAGGAGTAGGAAGTTGTGATTGTAATTAGTTAGCCATATTCAATTATTTATTATATTATGATTATGTTGTGGTTTTCCTCTACGATTATGTGATTGCCGATTCTGAATCCAAAAAACCTATAAAATACCCTAAAATCCTATGAAAATCCTATTCCTATCCCTTCTTCTCCTATATACCTTCCTCACCCTGCGTGGCAGGTGTAGGTTGCCTCATGTCTATCCCTAGCCTAAGAGCTTGCCCTACGCACGAGGCGCGTCGCGCGTTATAGTCAGCGGGAAAAATTGGTAGAAGAATGGCTGAGCACAGAAGAAAAATTTTATTTTTTATAGACATGAAAAAAGGGGCGTTTCCGCCCCCTCTTGCTTGCCGTCATTCCGTAGGGAATACCCTATCGAACGCCTTGACGGCGATGGAAACGTCCATGAACAGCATTTCCATTGGCGTACGGGCAACGTTGATTTGCCCATGTACCTGCTCGTACACTTCTACCATAACCTTCATAGTAGCCTACCTTTCCGCCCTTGCGGGCTAACACATTGGAAGGTATTTCATCCTTCCTTCTGTATTATTTTATATACTCAAGTGTACAAAAGGGAATAGATAAAGAGAAAAGGGGCTTACGCCCCTCTCTCTTGCTAGCTTTACTGTTTCTGTGCCAACAACGCCATAATGGCGTCAAGTTGTTTGCGCATGGCGTCTATTTCCGCTTGTGCGGACTTACGCCCGCCCGTCCTTTTGACGGTATCGCCGTTACTATCCGTAACGGTAAATACCTGACTTGCACCGCGCCCGCCATAGATAAATGGCGGGATACCGTCAAACTTGAGTGTGATACCGTCACACTCAAACGCCTTGCCACCGTCAAGGGGAACAAGTACGGCGGTTGTAGTTACATTCCCCGCCTTAGTGGGAAATTTTGTATCAACAAAAATCCCTACTTTAGCGGTAAACAAGGTTGCGCCGTCGTGTTCCGCTACCTTGTGCGGCTTTTCCGCCGTAAGGTGGGCGATTTCAGCCCATTTTGAGAGAGAGATGACTCTCTCAATGTTCCCCATGAATCCTGTTGATTTTTCCATAATAGCACCTATTCTTTCCCGTCACTCTTGTGACGACTACTTTTGGAAGGGATTGATTTGTTCCTTCCTTCTGTATCATTTTATATATTCAAGTGCACAACATGGGCGTGCAGCCCTCCATGCCACCCCATACCCATCCCCCCACGGGGGTGGGGCTTCAGTCTGGCATGCCCACGCTCGCTCGCGACCGCGTAGATGCAAGTCTCAAGAAAAATATAAGCCCCTATCTACATATTCCTTTACCATACTAAAGGAATCTCCATATCTCTCTCTTTCTCTCTCTTCTTATATCACTTAGGAGGTGCAAAATGTATACTTATAAACCTAATAGTGTGTGTAGCAAAGAAATTTCCTTTGATATCGAGGGCGGTAAACTCAAAAATATCTCTTTTGTCGGCGGTTGTCAGGGAAATTTGTCTGCCATCGCTAAACTTTTAGACGGCAAAGACGCCAAAACTACCGCAATTATGTTTCTGGGGCACAAATGTGGGACAAGAAACACAAGTTGCATGGATCAATTCGCCCGTTTTATCCTAGAAACCTTAAAGAAAGGGGTGTAAAACTACCATGAGCCAGCTAGAAGAGCTGCAAAAAGCGTACGAAGCAGCGAAAAATAACCTAGTTGCCTTCAGAAGACTGTTCCTACCGCTGGATGATGACGTAAAATCCCCTTGGTATCACTATAAATGGAGTGAAATCCTGCTAGATGGTGATTCCAACTACGCTGTAGAAGGATTTCGACAGTCAGCAAAGTCTTCTATCGTACTCAGAGCGTTCCCACTCTACTGTCTTGTATTCCCAAACAAGAAAAGACAGTATGTAGTTCTTATTAAAAGTACACAGAGGGGTGCTAACGCACGACTAAAAGAAATCGCAGACGAATATCTGCACAATTCCCTACTGAATCTGAACCTTCGTAAGGTTAATCAGCAAAGTCAGGATGTATTTGAAGTAGAAGTCTACACTGGTGAAGAGATTGACGGGGTAAAACAGACAATGACTATCCATATGGAAGCATATGGTAAAGGTTCTTCTGTCCGTGGTCTTAACTGGCATGACCTTCGACCTTCTATTGTAGTTATCGACGACCCACAGGACTTGGAAGACTCTATGTCTGATACCGTACAGGATAAAGACTGGGATTGGTTTCTGTCTGATATCTTCTCCCTTGGTAAAGATTGCCGTATCTTTATGATTGGCAATAACCTTGGTGCTAAATGTATCATCGAACGTGTAGCATTACAGCCTGATGAACTGAACTTTACGTTTATGCGTGTGCCTATTCTTAATGAAGCAGGAGAAAGTAACTGGCCAGAGATGTTTCCAGTAAACGATATCGCCAATGAGCGTGATAACTTTACTAAACTTGGTAAGCTGGACATCTGGGAACGAGAGAAGATGTGTATTGCATTGTCTCCAGAGATGGCTATCTTCAAAAAGAAATACTTCCGTTACTTCGACCTGTCTAAGTTTGACTGGCATAACTGTAATATCTACATCACGATGGACTTAGCTGTTAGTAAAAAGGAGACTGCCGATGATACTGTTGTACTGGTTACTGCTGTCAATTCTGCTAATCAGTGGTTCCTTATTGATTGTACTGCTGAACGCATGGATCCTTCTGAGTCTATCAATGTTCTGTTTGATTACGTATCCAAGTATCACCCTGTATCGGTGGGTATCGAACAAGTTGCATTTCAGGCGGCGATGAAGCACTTCGTAGAGAAGGAAATGCCTAGACGTAATATCTGGTTCTATATCGAGAACCTTGCCGCGAAAGAAAAGAAGGAACTTCGTATCCAGTCTGCACTACAGCCAAGATTCTCACAGGGTTCTATCTGGTTCCCTGTTGGTATGGACTGGGTTACTAAGTTGCAGGAAGAACTTCTGACATTCCCGAAAGGGTTACACGATGATATCCCAGATGCCTTGGCATATGTAGACCAGATTGCAACAGCTCCACTCTCTGCTTGGGAGAATGTAGCAGATGACGACATCGAGCTTGCAGGTGGTTTGTAATTCTTATATGTCTAGGAGTCACGAAAGGAGGTAATATAAATAGACCCTGAACAGATTACTGATATCACTGACCTGAACGATAACATTATTGAAATCGTCAAATCTGATATCAAAGAAGCAGAAGATTACCAGAATGCCGTCATCATTCCTACCATGAAGGAGCGATACCAGATTTACTTTGCCGATAAGGAATATTACAAGAGAATGTTCCCAAAGCTCAGTAAAACATCTTCCGTAGTATCTACCGATGTAACAGATACTATCGAATGGGCACTGCCATCCCTCATGAAGGTATTCACTGGCGGCGATGATGTAATCAGTATCTCTGGCGTAGATGCACAAGATGACCATAACGCAGAGATTATGCAAGACCTTATTTCTTTCCAGTTGCAGAGGCAGAATCATTTCTTCCCGATTCTGTATAACTGGATGAAAGATGCCCTTATCACTGGTCTTGGTGTTGTTAAATGTTACTGGGACAGAGAGGAGGGCTATGAACCTGTACAGTGTGTTCTCAACTTTCAGAGCTTACAAGCCCTGATTAACACTGGTGTAAAGGTCGAATCTATCTCTGCCCCCGATAAGTATGGCGATTATACTGTTGTTTACGACTCCACTTTTTATTTGAAGAATGCTCCAAAGATTGAGAACATTCTTATTTCTGATTTCTTATACTCGCCAGATGCAAAGACTCTTGACGAAGCAAACTTTGTTGCCCACAAGAAACGGGTTACTATGTCTTACCTCAGAAAGATGGAGCAACAGGGTGTATATGCTAATGTCGAAGAGGTGAAGCCAGAGCATTGGCACTCCAAGTATGGACTTGATGAAGCCGATACTGAAATGGAAGAAGTGCTTGGCGACCAGTATTACGGTTTCCACTCCGCCGCCGAAGAAGCTCGTGAAGAGGTAACTCTATACGAGTGCTACACGAAGATTGATATCAACGGTGATGGCATTCTTGAGGATATGATTATCACACTGTGTCAAGACCATATCCTGCGTTGCGAACCGAACTACATGGGTAGACATCCATTCTTCGCGATTTCCCCGACACAAGACCCACACCGTATTTGGTCTAAACGTTCTTATGCCGAACTCGTAGGCGAAATCCAGAATCTGAAGGTGGCACTGATTCGTCAGATTATCCACAACCTAGCGCTGACGAATGACCCTAAGATGATTCTGGCACCAGACGCAATTAATGTTGATGACTTCAACAAAGGTCGTGCCGTCATTCGTAAGAAACCAGGATATCAGATGAATGACGTTGCGATGTCTATGCCTGTCAACCAGATTGCCCCTTACACATTCAACTTCCTTGAATGGACTGAAGGGCAGAAGGAACAGCGTACAGGCGTCACGCGATATAACCAAGGTCTTGATGCTTCCAGCTTGAACAAAACCGCAAGCGGTATCAACGCCATCATGAACGCATCTAATCAGCGACTGGAACTTATTGCTCGTATGTTTGCTGAAACGGGTGTATATGAACTATATCGTTTTCTTATATCTTTGAACCAAAAGTTTATTGACCAAAATACTGTTATCCGATTAACAGGGGAACCAATGGAAATCAAACCAGATGACTTGTCTGGCTCTTTCGATTTGGTTGTAAACGCTGGTCTCTCCATTCAGAGTAAGGAAGCTATGAATACCCAGCTTCAGACTCTCATGACCGCCATTATGCAGGTGAACGCCGCAGGTGTTGCAGTTGCAACTCCCCATAACATCTACAACATCGTTAAGCGTTGGATGGAAAACATGGGTATGAAAAATACAGGTGACTACATTACTGACCCTGTTGTTACACAGCAGCGTGCTATGCTCGAAGCGCAGGTTATTCAGACTACACTTCAGACTCTCCCCCCTGATGTTGTGGCTTACTACTTCCAGTATGGCTCGTTACCGATTCAGATTCTCTACTCACTTCCCCCCTATGTGCAGGTAGTATTCTTGAATCACACGTTACCGACAAATACTAACAACACTGGTCAGAGTGCAGTGCCTATGCAGAACGCATCTGCACCACAAGGAGCAGGAGGGGCAGTTACTTCCACTGTGCGACAAGGCAGTGATGCCCTCTCTCCAGATAAACAAATTGGTCAGCAGCCCGCGGATAACAGGGTTCCCAACGGGGCTCCTGCTGAACCGACTAATGGAGTAGGAGGTTACTAATGGCAATCAATTACACGAGGCGTATTCCTCGACAAGATAACGTCCAGAGAGATCAGGCGGCTACAGCTCTCGCCAATTCTTATAACATCGCAGCTGGCAGACAGCCAGACGCACAGTCGGATGCCCCTATGTCTGAATATGACAAGGAACGAGAACGGCTTCGTAATAAGTTCTCAGCTCCGCTTCACGATGATAGCAACGCTTGGGTACAGTCTGCTAACCGTGGCAGGGCAGCTATCGACTCTGGCCAGCAACTGAAGCCGACACCAGCAGCAGGTTCTTATGAATTTGCTACACGTACTCTGCCGTCTGAAACTCCTAATGCACCGCTGACGTATGCCAACACTGGTGATACTATCAACGATAAAGGCATCCAGCTCATGAAAGATGCAGGGTGGACAGATGAACAAATTGCTAACCGCGATAATACAGGAGTGAACTGGGGTTTCCATAAATACCTTAGTGACAACGGTGGTATTGACCATACACAGGCAGAGTATGAAGCGTATGAAAGGGAAAAACGTCGTAAGCAGATGGAGTATGAAATGGCTATGCGACAGAACTATGGTCAAGCAGCTGCTCAGGATGCTACGGCACTTGGTGTACCTGACGACTCTGGTTCTACTGGTGGCTTCGATATGACTGGCCCATCCGTTGCAGATTATTACTCTATGGACTATTCCTCTGCGCAGCCTAGTGCTGCTGATTATTATCAGCTCGATAGTCAGGGTTATAACGACGCTCCGCAACCATATTATGGAAAGGCTAGTGACGAAGCTACTGCTTATATTAACTCTTTGAGAGACCGTGTGCGTGCATACGAGGAGTCTTTGCGTAGGCGTTAGTTTTCTTATACAAATAGTGATACGGGTTTAGCCAAGCGGTGAAGGCGGTAGGCTTTGACCCTACAATACGCTGGTTCGATTCCAGCAACCCGTGCCAGTTAGTTTTCGTCAAAACCGTGCAAAACCTCGTTATTTAACGAACAAATTTTGCATGGCTATTGACGTATATATATTTTATTGCACCAACCTTTACGGAGTGCAAAAGGAGGACTTTATGGAAGATATGCAGAACGGAATACCAATGCCAGAACCAGCTCAGGAACCTATTCCTGCAACACCTGCACCAGTAGATAATCCAGACGTGCAGACTGCACCACAGGGCGATGACGCTGACGAACCTGCATTTGGTATTGACGATAATGGTGACATCACTTTCGCTGATGCTTTCTTTGGAGAGCCAATGGGCGATTATGATGATGAACCAGAACCCGTCCCAGAACCGCCGCAGAATGTACCACAGCCAGAACTGCAGACTGTCCGCGTAGATGGACAGGACGTACAGGTTTCTATGGATGAAATGCGTAATGGTTATATGCGACAGGCTGATTATACTAGGAAGACACAGGAACTCGCAGCTCAGCGTCAGGCTCTCGAACAGCAGCGACAGATGATGATGCAGCAGTTTGCGAACAACCCTCAACCCCAGAATGTTCAGCCCCAGCAGCCGCAGATGTCCCCAGAAGAAGTACAGCAGCGCGCTATGGCTGACCAGAGAGCATACCTCGACCAGGTTGATACGTATTGCAAAGACCGAGTTAAACAGCTCTTTGGTGAAGATTTTGACGAGTACAACAGTAAACATATGGCAGCATATGTCAACGAAGTTGGTAATGTCAAAGCAGCCACCCTCCAGAGGGTTAATGAGATGAAGCAGCAGGAAGCTGAAAAGGCAGCTGCTTCTCAGAGAATTGCATCGGTTACTGCTAAGTATAGACAAGACCCCAACTTCGACACAATTAACCAGCTTGCTCTAAGTAGCCTCCAGAATCTCCCGTACAAAATGTACGTGGAAGTACAGGACGCTCTCAAGACTGGTAACGCGGAAGTGCTTGACAATTATATGCAGGCCGTATCGAATATGTATTATCATCGTGGCAACCAGCCACAGCAAGCTCCGCAGCCTATGCCTCGGCCTGTCCAGCCGCAGGTACGTCCACCGTATGTCGAACCGACAAATAACCGTGGTGCAATGCCACAGGCACAGAAAACAATGGACTACGCTGCGCTTGGTCAGATGACTAATGACCAACAGGCGGCATACGTATCTAGGTTTGCGAAAGAGCTTGGCGTATAAATTGAAAGAGAGGTAATAACTCAATGGCAGTAGGTATGCCAGCTACAGGTGCAGCAGCCCCGCATAATAAAGGTTCTGCCCTTCGCTCTTATAACGTCGTTGGTACTGTTAGAGATATGTCCGATTTCATTACCAACCTCGACCCAGATAAAACTAAACTTACTCAGATGTTTGGTAAAACGTCTGTAGTATCCACCAAACATGAATGGCTGAGAGACTCCCTCCGTCCGGCAATGGTAAACAAACATCCTGAAGTTATCAACTTCGATACCACGGAAACCGTGCCGAGACGTTGGATGTACAATACCGTTCAGCAGTTCATGCACGGGTAAATGTTTGCCCGTCTCAAAGTTATCCATATGCAGGAAACCCTTAAAGTCTTTCTTACCAAAGTGTAAAAATAGAAAGGATATGTATTATGAATAGGAAACCCGCAGATAAGACATACGCTTATTTACTTGGTTGTTACTTTGGAGATGCTAGTGTTTTCAAAAGAGGAAGCACCTACGCATACTCATTTGAATGTATTGATAAAGAGTTTATTGATAAAGTTGCTGATTACCTATCATGTTTTATCAATAGAGATGTGAGAGTCCACCAAAGAGCAGGGACTAATAAATACTACCTTCAAGTATGTTCTAAAGAATTTAAGGTATTCGTTGACGACACTGCTGGATGTAGATACATCCCAGATTATGTGTATCAATGGAGCAAGGAGTTAAAGAAAGAGTTCTTAGAAGGCGTACTTGATTCTGATGGTTGGGTCTCGCAACGTTCCAATCCAAATGGTAATACAAATTGGATGATGGGGTACGGAACTACATACTCTTGGACATATGACATAAAAAGGATGCTACAGTCCTTTGGTGTGTCGTGTGGAAAGACAAGAGAAATACAAACCAAAAACAAAGTACAACTGAGTTTCACTATGAACCTAAAGTCATTTATAGAATCTGGTCTAAAGTTTAATATTGTTCGCAAACAGAAAAGGTTAAATAATTACCGTGAAAAGCGTATGAAATCCCAACGACTATACGATAACACCGATTAAGTATAATATAGTCTGATCTCATATGAAAGTATGAGCTAACACAAATGATAACATCTCTGATATCACTCAGGCTATCAAGAAGTACGGCGTTCGTGATGAAGTAGCGTACCAGTTCGTTAAGGCTGGTAAGGAAATCGCAGGAGACCTTGAATACGCTATCGTCAACAACACCACTGCAACCCCGATGTCTGAAAACGTTGCTGGTACTTTCGGTGGTATCCCGTACTTCCTTGAAGATGAACTGAAAGGTGCTTCCGTAGCTGCTGGTGTGTTCACTCTGAACGACCACGGCTTTGTAAACGGCGATGCCCTCATTGTTCGTGGTGGTACCGAATGTAAAGAAAACGTTGCCTACTACGTAGCAGTTAAGGACGCTAATACGTTCTACCTGTACGATAGTCCAGAAGGTGCTATGAACTCCGTCAAGTATGACGCGAATGGTCATGGTGTCTCCTCTGGTGAAGGTAAGGTTGAAGAGAGTGCGATGACTTCCCTCACCTTCCAGAACTGCATTGATGCAGCAAAGGATGTCGCTAAGGGCAACCTTACGTTCGACCTTCTGAACGATGCAATGCAGCTGACTTGGCAGCGTGGTGGCGACCCGACCGTCGCTATTATGTCCGCACGTAACAAACGCGGATGCGCTGATTTCACTCAGGGTGCACTGCCGATTCGTCAGGCAGGTGACAAGAGTATTACCACCTCTCTCGAAATCATCGAGACTGACTTTGGTTCTCTTCGTCTGGAAGCCCATCGTATGTACTCTGACGATGTGGTTGACCTGCTCGACCCGCAGTATTGGAAACTTGGCTACCTTATTCCGTTCCATACTGAAGAACCGCCGAGAGTCGGTACTTACAAGGAAAAGGTAATCACTGGCGTAGCATCTATCGAATGCACCGCACCGAATGCTAACGCTCGTATTAAGAACCTGACTGGTAAGGTTAATCCGAAACCAGTTGTTGTGGAGACTATTACTCCAACCGTTGCACCGTAACGGAGGTTCTCGTGTAGAAGATTGGGGAGCCTATGGCTCCCCTTTTTTCTTATATCAAAAGGAGATAACATGAGTAATAACATTGTAAGACAAGACGTTGATGTCGATAAACACGGTAACTGGTCACTGACTAATACTTGGGATGCAACTGATATTATGCGTTCCTGCTACGAGGATAGAAAGAAAGACCCGTATCTCGGGAAGCACAAAGGTGGTCGAAGGCTGGGGCGTATCCCTTATGAATGCTGGAACGACCCGACGGAGCTTACACTCCAGTGTGCTAAAGAAGCTATGGCGTGTGGCGACCACGAGAGCTTCAACAAATATATCAAACAGTGGCTGAAGGACAACCCAGAGTTTATGACAGTTGACCACATGTAAGGAGGAATTATGGAGTACATTCGTGCAAGAAGGTTGTCCAATGACATCCTGATGGGACTCAACGAATTGTATAATCGTAGTCACTCTGATGAAGAACTTGTGACAGCTATTAACCATGTACTAACATATGTGAATCTTGAACTTGTTCGGCTTGACTCTCCGTATGTTAAAAAGGAAGTAACCGTTAAAGCACGTAAGTATGGCGTAGAGTTACCAGACGATTATATCAACTTCTCTGGGTGGCTGTCTGATGAAGAGCTGTCGGAAGGTGAACGTAAGAAGATTAAGTGGCACATCCGTGGTACAAAGATTTATACCGACACCGATGACACTATGATTTATTTTAGACATGTCCCATTGATTCATCACTTGGATGAAATCATTGAACTTCCTTATTTCTTTTATCTTCTCTTGGTTAGATTATGTATTGGCTATATCAATGGCTCTATCTCCGACGATGACATCGCTAATGCCGTTGCCGCTGAGACTAATAGCCAAGCCAATGACTATGAAATCACAAGAGAACTTCCATTCTATTTGTAAAGGGGTGATTGAATGACAGTAAACCAACTACTGATTAAGGTACGTCAGAAACTTAACGATATGTCTAAGTTGAAATACTCTGACGAAGAACTCATCTATTGCCTTAACAACGCCATTGATACGGTGTCTCTTGAATGTTCGGATAGTAAAACTCCAGAATTTGTTAAAGAGTTTCAGATTGAAGCTGGACAGACAATGGAGCGCCCAAGTGATTTTATTGAGTTTGTAGGACAGTACCCTATCGCCTTTACTGAAGAAGGGGAGACGGTAAATATGGAATTGTTAGACCAAGAGTATCCATGCCCTATGATTGTTCGATATTTCGCTATGCGTCCGAAGATTAAGCTTCTGACAGACAAAGTTCAGTTCTATAGAGATTGGCAGCTTAAACGCCTTATTGATGCCACTGTCCTTGAGGCAGACCCCATGCAAGGGCAGCAAGTGCAACAGGGACAGGGGGCTGGTAGCTAATGGCTGAGAAACCAGACTATCTTCAGAACATGACCGTCGAAAAGTTTATTCAGAGATTCGCGATTAAAGAAAGAATTGCTGATGCCTCTGAAATTGCATACACAGACCAAGAATTGATTGCCTATATCAATGATGCAATCAATATGGTATGGCAAGTCATGATTCAAAAAGATTATGACGAAGCCGCTGGCTGGCTTACGATGGATAGCAAAGAGGAATACATTCCAAAAGATTATGGGACTCCAACAGGTGTACCGCCAGTATATAGGGATGGAGATAAGGTTGTGTGTTATGGGGATTTGCCATGCACTTTTAGGTATTGGAAGCAGCCACCAAGAGTAGGTGAGCTGTCCGATGAATTACTGCCAGGCTCTCATTTTATGAAACCTGCCTTAGTAAATCTGCTTGCCCAGATTGTTATTTCTTTGGCTATGCAAAACCATGGGTTCGACATGGGTTCTGAAATGGATTTCGCTACTAGCATTGGTAAGATGCTTCCTACGTGAGGTGAGAAATGGCTACAGATTTTAACAAACAAGCCGCACAGCTAGTCGCATCTATCCCTACAGATAGCCAGGGCGATGGACGTAAGTTTTCCGATGCGGTGAGAAAAACCCTTGACTATATCGCAACATACGCTGGCACAGGTAGCGGTGGTGGTGGTAACGGCTCTCAAGGAACTGCTGGTACTATTAGTAACCAGTTGGGCAACTTCTCTATGAGGTATGAGCTAGACAACGACCAGTATAATCTTGTGCTAACATGGGATAAAGGTACGTTTAACGGCTCCCGTATATACAGTTACGCGATTGTCACTTTACAGCAATCTGTAACTAGAGGTTCTCAGAATGTAGACTGGAACCAAATTGGTTCTAAGATTTACAAATCTGCCAACGGCGCTTTTAGTTTGACCATCGAGAATGTGCTTAGTGGCTATTCTTATAGAGCTTCTGTTATTGGTGTGACCGATGATGGTAACAGGTCTGACGAAAGCAAAGCTCCTTTCGATGTCATGTATATTCCAATTCAAGTTAGAGCAACAACTCCACTTGCGTATTTGACAACAACGGCCACTGCCGATGGACTTGTAATCGAGTGGGGTCAGCAATCTAGTCCATACTACATCTATACTGAAATCAGAGATGATGACAATAACTTTGGTTCTGACTCTGGCTTAATTGTTAAGTCCAGAGGCTATTCGTACCTGTATGTACCACAGAATAGAACTGGTACTATTTACGGGGCGAACTATGGTGTTAGTAAGAAATACTCTTCTGAATCTTCGTCTACATATTCGTTCCCAGAACTAGCTACACCAGGAGCTCCAACTTACACAGTTACAAAAAATGAAAACGATGATAGGTATTGTGTTGAACTGTCGTTCAAGTCTCCAAAGTACGGTAACGGTACAAATATTTATATCAACAAAGAGAAGTTTTCTGTAGGAGCGTCTGTAGATAAGTTCGTATACTATACAACGGATAGTACACTCTCTGTTTACCTCAAGTATTTTGATGTACTTGGCGAATCTAAGCAGTCTGATACCGTAAATATCTCTGTTGTAAATGATAGATTTTCTGGACTATCTACTTGTATTGACTTGCACGCTAACAATATTTGCTCTAAAACTCTTACATCTAACGATGTGTCAACACAAAATCTTTCTGCAAGAAAGATTACCACTCATGAGATTACTATCGACGGTAACATTTCCACAGAAAAAGTTTCTACCAGTACGCTCGATTCCACTTCCGTAAATACGTCAGAGTGCTCTGCAACAAATATTACAGCAAGTGAAGTTAATGCAATCTCCATCACAACAGGGTCGTTCGAGACGAACACGCTGGACTCAAACTTGTTTACCGCGAATGATGTTCAGGTAACTGGTGGTATTTCTGCTAGTGGCAATGTTGTCGGAGCTAAGGTGTTTAACGCTGTATATAACGACTACGCAGAGTGGTTTGAGCGAGGCGATGACGCTGATGTTGGCGATATTGTTGCATTAGACCTTACCACTGGTAGGTACAGAAAAGCTACGCTTGATGATAAAGTAATCGCTGGTATTGTCTCTGGTGATTACGCACATATAATCGGAGGTGAACCATCAAAAAACTATGTAGAGCATAATATGAAGAGGTTTATTCCAGTATGTCTTGTTGGGCGTGTGTCTGTTAAAGTTTTGGATGACCCTTGCCTTGGTTCATATATAGTTCCGTCTGGCAAACCTGGTGTTGGCATTTCCGTAAGAGATTGGTCTGACAAGGCTGTCGGGATTGTTATTGAAAAGAAGAACAATGGGTTTGTGAAAGTGCTGGTGAGATAGTGAAAAGAAGTATTCCTTTAACGGCAACAATTTTTATTACGGATAAATGTAACCTTGCGTGCAAATATTGCTATGAGGCTAACAAGCAGTACAACAAGAATACTGTAGACAACATTGATAAGTTCATTGATATCTTATATTCTGATAAAAGGTACTCTAAGTTTGATAGCATTATCTTGGATTTTATTGGTGGAGAAGCGTTACTGGAAACGGACTTGATGGCACACGCCATCAATAAGTTTGTTGAAGTCGGGACAAGACTTAAACATCCATGGATTACAGAACACAGGTTCCAGTGCTTTACAACATCCAACGGAACATTATTCTCTATTCCGAAAGTAAAGAAGTTTCTTGAAGATTATCCTTGTATTACTGTTGGATTGTCTTTGGATGGATGTAAGAAAGCACATGACATGAATAGAGTCCACCCAGATGGCAAAGGCTCTTATGATGAAATCTTAAAGAACCTACAGTGGTGGAGGCATAGATATGCACAGGTCTTGGTAAAAGGAACGATGAACAGAGACACGTTGCCAATGCTTGGGGATATGTTGATTAACCAAATCCAATTAGGATTTCAGCCGTGGGCAAATCCAATCTATGAAGAACATTGGACAAAAGAAGATGCAGAAGAATATTACAGGCAGCTGAGAAAAGTCATTGACTTTGTTTTCCATAGGAAGTTATATACAAAAGTAAGACCAATCGGTCGCCCACGTCCAATCAAAGAAGAGTCTCTAAACATGGAAGTCGGTTACTGTGGTAGTGGTGCTTTCATGGTAACGCTTGGTATGGATGGTAAGCTATATCCTTGCCACAGGTTCGCCACAAGTACAAACCACAAATACTCTATTGGAGATGTTGACCATGGCGTAGATGAAGAATTGTTTAGAAAATTTAGAGAAGGACAGATTAGAATCAACAAACAGATGGGTAATACAAAACTCCCACTGTGCTACTCCGCTAACTATGACATCAATGGTACGTTTGATTACGGATGTAATGAAGAAATTATGACCGAGCAGGAATACAAGGCTTATGACTACTGGAACGAAAGAATGAGAGGTGTTAAACTTTGATTTACGTATTTGCGAGCGTCAAGAACGAAGAAGATAAAATGAACAGAGGCACTGATATTCCTGGATTATTTACAGACTACTTCTTTGAATCTTCTGACCCACACGTTTTTGACAGATACAAATATAACACTAGTGTGTTTTACCCGTATGACGGGGGTAAGTTTTTTGAAACACACGAGGACTACGAGGCTTGGCTGAAGAGGATGGGCAAAGAACCATATCCAAAAGGCTACTGCTTCCCCGTTAGGTTTATGCCGATTAACAAAGAAGGGGTTCCAGAGTACACGATTCCTTGGATTGCGAAAAACTTCAATGACTTTACTGCCGATTGGGTGAACTTTGAGTTTAGATACAAAGACAAACCGTCTCTCGATAAGAGAGCTGCATGGGCGACTAATGCCGCTATTGAAGGTTCTGTATCTGTGAGAGACGAGCTGTTATCTCTTCGGAAGATTGTATCCATTCTGCTCAATGATTATATTAACAGAAACAATCAGGCTGCTGCGATGTCTCTGGACGAAGACGATGCTGAGCCACCTATCTCAGAAGAAGATAGTTCTAGTATTGAAGAATTTTTAACGCAAACCGAACAGGTTAATGCTGCCGTTGAAGCTGTCAAAGAAAGGGTAAGGGCTATTGAAAATGAAGATTAGTGTAACCGATAAGAATGACATTGTGCTAGAGAAAGACGATGTAGCAAATATCAAATCAGAAAAAGACCTCGCAGTCCTTACGGAAAATGTTGGAATCTTGTTTCTGAAGTTGGCAAACTATAGCATGGATAAAATTAAAGACCCGTACACGCGGGAGAGTTGTAAAACGGCAATGGATAATATCGCATGTTATCTAATGTCTTCGGTAGAAAAACATGGAAGAGGATAAAATAAAAAAGATAAAGAGTCTTCGGGTAGCGACTGGATTTGATTGTGACTGCCATTGCAGATATTGTACGCAAATAAATAGTGAAATCTCAAAGAGATTGGACGGAAGTGGCTCTCAGTTACAATCCCTTTATGCAATCCTAAACAATAGGCAAATACTTGACGACTCTTTGTCTGTGGAAATAGAGGGCGGAGAACCACTCTTACACCCAGACTTAATAAAGAAGATAGTTCTATTGTGCGACCAGATGGAAGAATACGGTATAAGTATAGAATATAACATCGTCACCAACTGCCACAAACTGAATACTGAAGAAGGCAGAGAACTTATTCTCTGGATGAAAGACCGCGGTTGTAACTTTGTTATAGCCGCAAGTTTTGACCATGCACAGAAGAACCCTAGATATTTAACAGACGATACCTACGAGTTCCTGAAAAGCTGTGGCGCTAGAAGTGTGTTCTGTGTTTACGTGATAGAGAACAAACTTCTGTTGGACAGAGCAAAACAGAATATAGACTTTATAAACAGCAAGGGTTTCCCTGTATCTATCTACTGGAACTTCCTTAAATATGACGAACTTGCAGATAGCAATACTATAGAGAAGTACAAGAAACTTATTTGCGATACAAACAACGATGCTTGTATGCAAAGGTTCTGTGGCTCCCCGAGTGAGTGTGGCTGGATAGGGATAAGCCCAACTGGAAAACTGTATGGCTGTCACGAGGCAAACTTTGGTATTGCCGACCTCGATGCAGGAAGAAAGATGGATAAAGAAAAATGCAGCACCTGTGAAATGAATGATGTGTGTATACAGTGTATAGTTCGTAAGGCTATCTATGGAGATTCCTTGTGTTCTTATGTAAAAGCTAATTATGATTTGTGGAAGGAGGGAGCTAAAAATAGATGGGTTAATAAACAAAATAGAAACAAAAGATAGTGGGTTTATCACAGCTAGTATTTTTACAGACCTTCAATCCCTATTGTCAAACGAAAGCGTACTTGACACGGAGTTAGCGAACAGAAGATATGTATCGGATAGAATATCTGACTGCGCAAACTCGTGTGCCGTATCTTGCTCTAGCTCCTGTTCCGATGGGTGTTCATCTTGTACTGGTGGGTGCAAGTCTAGCTGTGTTAGCTGCACTGGTAGTTGTCAAGGTGGCTGCGGAAATAGTTGTAGAGGTTGCGATGGGTGCGGCGGTTGCGATGGTGCACCTTAAAAGGAGGGAATTATGGATGAAGTAAAGCAAGGAGAAAGGGTAAAAAAGAGTTTATACGACAGACTTAATGACCTGTTAAATAAAGATAAGTCACAGCAATCTCAAATCGACACGATGAATCAGATTGCCCACAAGGCGCAAAGCCAGATTAAGGGGTAGACAAATGCCATTAAAACATACAGCTCTGTCTGCTTCTAGTAAGAAGCACGGAGACCCAATCACAAACTCATTGTACGGAGACCTGTGCAAACTCCTTGAGAACGATTCGTATCTGTCGGTTGAGATTGACGACCTGAAGGACGCTCAACAAGAAATACTAAACTGTATGAACTCGTGTGCAGCTAACTGTAGTTCCACATGTGGCAACAGCTGTGGCGGTACATGTGTAGGTGGATGCGGAGGCTCCTGCGGAGGTGAATGTAGTAGCTGTTCGTATAATTGTGGTGGAGCTTGTAGCACTGGCTGTACGGCATCATGCGGCGGTTGCTCTGGTGCACCTTAGCTCTTTTACGTTATGGACTTAGTTATGGAGGTGTAACTTGTTAAGACATAACTGCGATAATGCAACACCGCTAGTACCAGTAGTTGATATCGTTATTGCTCAAGGGGCAGACTTTGATATTCAGTTTGAACTCCTTGAGGGAGAAGAAGATACACCTATTGATATTAGTGGTTACAAGTTTTACGCTAGTATAAAGGCGTCGGCCGAGGATACCACGGTTATCGCGAAGATGCATCAAGTAGACGTAGACCCTAAAAATGGTATCGTTAATTTATCACTGACTGCGGAAGAAACTGCTTCCATTGATACTGGTGGTAATTCTTATAAAGAATGGGAAGAGCTTTATTGGGATGTTAATATGTTCGACGGACATGACGTTAAACGAATCTGCAACGGTAAAGCATTTATTTCCCCAGGTATTTCTCAAGGAGGTAGCATGTGAATCATGTAACTGTATCCAGTTCTCCTGTCAAAGTAACATTGCGTTACGGGCAGAAAGGGGAACGTGGTATCGGTATCTCCAGTGTAGCACTAGACGACCAAGCCCACCTCATCATCACGTATGATGACGGTAAGACGCAGGACGCTGGTGCTGCACTTGGTGACGTTACTTCCATTAAAGATGGCATTGATTCTACCTATAAAAAGATTCAAGCCTCTGAAGCGAACGTAACGAAACTCGAAGCCTCCACAAAGACAAACGCGGAGAAGGCACAGCAAGCACTACAGGATACACAGAGTGCTAGTACGTCTGGTGTAAACACCATCAATACGCTGGTCTCTGAAAAGATGACGTACATGACCAGTACATTCAATTCTTTGCTGACACAGGCTAAAGCCAATATCGACCAGTGGGAACGTGGCGCTGAAGATAAAATTCATAAAGTGCGTACCTACTCTCTTGAACAAATCAAGACTGCACACGACGATGCGATGGTTGATATCGAACGTAGTGTCAATAAGGCTGAAGCATGGGCGGTATCTGAAACTACTCCAGATAGAGAGCCAGACTTTGAATCTCCTACTGGACTGACACAATCCTCTCGCTCTTGGGCTTTGTACGGTAGAAACAAAGTGCAGGAAGCTGCGGGAACTTTTACTGCTATCAATAAAGCAAAGCAGGAAGTGGAACAGATGAAGGCGGATACATCTGCTCTTCTCAACAAAGCTAAACTGGCAGAAGCTAATGCTGCTGACTCTGCAAGTCAGGCACACGGTTCTATGACAGAGGCAAAGAAATCTGAAACTAATGCTAACGACTACATGGAGGCTGCTAAGTCTGACGCCATCAAAGTTAATAAAGCTATTACGGAAGCAAAGAATATCGCCAATAATTTACAGGCTCAGTTAGACAATCTTGACAACCCAGTAAAAGAAATTACTGGCGAAGCTAAGGGTGCTCTTCATGTCTTATACTTTGATAACACGACTAAAGATGTTACCCTTGCTCAAATGGGCGCTGATACCTCTCAGCAGGTTACTGCTAAAGTGAATGAAGGTGTAAGCACCTCTAAACTGTATACTGATAGTAAGGTTGCTGCTCTTATTGGTGGTGCCCCAGAAGCACTCGATACCCTGAAGGAATTGGCTGATGCCCTTGGAAATGATGCTAACGTAGCCGCTAACGTTACCAAGAAGATTGGCGAACTCTCCAATAGTCTGGCTAGCGAAGCAAATACTCGTAAGGCGTCTGACGATGAGATTAACGCCAACATCAAAACGCAAGTTGACAAGTTACAGGCTTCCGATATGGCGTTGTCTGATAGGTTAGATACCGAGGTTCAGAATAGGGAGACTGGTGATATCGAAGGATTCACCAAAGCTAGTGACTATACTGACGCGAAGGTTGGTCAGAACAACGCTACTATTATGAAATATGTGGATGGCGTTGTAAGTAACATTGCAACTAATGATGATATTGATTTGATTTTTGCAGAAAGGTACTAATTTAATGGCTGATAAATTTATTAAACTTGCCCAACTGTCTCACTTTTACGATAAAACTAAAGAAGTCTTTGTGGCAAAAGAAGCTGGCAAAACTCTTTCTACTAACGATTATACTACAGCAGAAAAGACTAAACTTGCTGGCATCGCAGCTGGCGCTAATAGATACGCACTTCCAACCGCTAGCGTTACCACACTTGGTGGCGTTAAAGGTGGCGGTAATGTAACTATTTCTTCCACTGGTGTTATGTCTGTTGACCTTTCGTCTTATCAGACGGTTGCTGCCGCTGATAGTAAGTATTACACCAAGGCTTCTGCTACCTCTGACCTTGCTGGTAAGGTTGATAAAGTAGTTGGTAAAACTCTCTCTACTAATGACTACACTACGGCAGAGAAGAACAAACTGGCGGGAGTTGAGGATGGTGCTAACAGCTATACTCTTCCAATGGCAACCACATCCACTCTTGGTGGTATCAAGATTGGTGCCAACCTGAGTATTACATCCGACGGTATCCTGTCTGCTGTACAGGGTAATATTGATACCTCTCCGTTTGAAACTAAAGCAAACGCTGCTAATACCTACCTGTCTAAGGCTTCCTTTAATACCGAAATGACTAAATACGCTCTCAAGTCTGACGTGTCTACAGCTGTTGTTAATCGTGGTTCTGTAAAAACTTATGCAGACCTTCCACTGGCTGGGCAGAAAAACGGTGATATGTATAATGTAAAAACTGCTGATGCTACTCACAACATTAAAGCTGGCGATAATGTCGTGTGGGATGGTGCTGAATGGGATAATTTTGGTGGCATTTTCGCTATTGATTCCGCAACTGATACAGACATCGACGGTTTATTCTAAGAAATTGGAGGAACCTTATGCCATATATTACACTGGGGAACCTGACAAAGTTCCTCAATAATCTTAAAACTTATATCGGTAATAACTACTTAAAACTCACTGGCGGTACGGTAACTGGGGACACCATTTTTAGAAAAAAGATTAGCGCACATGAGGTATGTCTTACAGGTCTAAGTGATGTTTCACTGGTAAATAAAGATAATGGCTCTATAGCGAAAGATGGTCTTACGATACTTGACGAAGGTAATTATAATTTATTCACTCCCACAATTCATGGTACTGGTGCTACTGGTACTTGGGATATCAATATTTCTGGTAATGCCCTCCGCGATTCTGAAGGTAATAAGATTGTAGATACTTACGCAAAAAAATCAGATATTCCAACTGGTAGCAATATCACAGTAGATAGTAAACTGTCTGACACCAGCACTAATCCAGTGCAGAATAAAGTAATTAAATATAACCTAGACAATAAGTGGGATATGGATAGCGAAACACTTGAAATAAATACTGCTCAGGATTATCCTTTGAAAATAATAAGTACAGAAGATTCACGATCTGGTGTAGGTTTAGGTCCGTCTGGCATGTCTATATCTAATGCGGATGGAAAAATAATGGCAACCACACAGTGGATAAAATTTAAGAATAAAGATTCTACATATATGTACATAGCACCTTTGTTAGATGGGTCAGGTACTGTGCAAATTTCGTTGGCGAATGTGTATGATGCAATAACTTCAACTAAGAATATTGCCACCGAAGATTACGTTAAAGTAAATTATGTTCCGTTATCTAACGGTCATATCAGTATTAACGGGAGCGAATTATGGGTCGAATAAAGAATTACATTATACATTGGCTAGGCGGATATACCGCCGATGAGTATTACATCATTGAACTCCAACGCGACCGTCTGTATGTAGAGTTAGATAAACTGAAAACACTTGACCATGATACAGTGTTGGATATTGATGGTAAACAAATATGGGTGGAATAGGAGGACTTGATGGGTACACTTACTAAAAAACTGCATATCTTAAAGTCAGGTGGTACAGAAGAGACTTGTAATATTTATACAACAGCCGAAGAAGTAGGCGGCAGTCCTTACCTTGCTCTCGAAGTTGACGGGACAAAGGGGTATGTAAAACTGGGAAGCATTACTGATGCCAATGCGACCCATTTAAGGGTAGAGAAAAATGGCACAACTTATGCGGCATGGAAAGAAGCCATAACTTATGTAAATGTAACAATTACACAAAGTGCCAATCAGACAATCCACGTATACACGCCGCAAAAGAGCGGGGGTACAGACCACACGTCCTCATTCGTTATCCCAAAGGGTACATCCTATGAAGCAGAAGTTATCCCTGCTGATGGCTATACCGCAGGGACATTAAATGTCAATGCGGGGGGGGAGGATCAATAGAAATATGACATTTAGTGCTAGTGAAGCAAGCGAGAAAGAAAAAGCCTTTATCGTAACGGCGGAACACTATACTAACAGTGACATGGACTCTATGAACGAGATGCATTACGATGTTTATGGTTTCGGTATTACGCCGGATAACTATAAGAACCATATTGGAAGTATAACGCCACAGGAGATTGATGGACTTCAAATTTTAAGACTATTGGACAACCATGAGAGTATATACCATCTTGAAAATGGCGAGGAAGAAGATAATGATTGGTTTATGGTACTAGTAAATCGTAAATGTATCTTACGCATTAAAGGAAAAGACTATCTCATAAAACATAAAAATTCTAATGGCCTTTACGAATATGCGATGTCCACAGAAGCAATTGGCATTAAGGACAAGGAGCAGATAAAAGTTACATACACATTATTATAGTTGTAAAGGAAGGAAAGAATAATGAAATCAGGAACATTTACAAATAACACATCGTTTTCAGCAACGGCGGCACAAGTTAATGTACCTACGGGAACTGTATCAATAGATGGTGATGGGGTGTTTACCGTTCCAACAGGAGTAACCGTTATTCAGGTGGGTAATTATGACTTAGGTGCTGTATATGTGGGTGTTACTCCAAACACAAAACATTTGTTAAGTATTGATTGGGATATGATCCGCCCACGGTATTACAGAACGCATATTATGTGCAATTCACACAATGTGAAATACTTAGAAGATGTATTAACAACTGAATACGAAGACCAAGAACCAAGTCTAGTTTTTGATGTAGACT